GGCTGACCGGCTCGCGGTCTGGGGTCGGTCGTGTTTCCAGTTTGTGAACAAGTAGCATGTGCCGCTGGCTGATCCTCTTCCTGCTGGCCGGCTGCGGGGGAGGATCCGGCAGCGCGCCAACCTCGCCGATCGCCACGCCGCCACCTGTCACGCTGCCGCCGCCCGCACCAATCAAGTACGACTGGCGCGATTACACCGGCCTGCGTGCGAGCTACAATGCTTCCGGCTGGCGATCCGAGCAGACTGGACCAGACAGTTTCGTGATCTGGTGGGGCGGCAATGGCGAGGAGCAACGCATCGCACCGAATCCGGCTGACGGTGGGCGCCTGTGGGTATGGCTCGATGCTTATACGGCGCCAGGCATTCGATACGTTTCAGTGACGACGCGCGCAGAGATCGACCGCATGGATGGCAAGGGCTGGATCAATATCCAGCCGCCGAACAATACGAGCAGTCCCTATTTGCCGGTCGAGATCGGCGAGGCAGGGATACGAGTCCGCACATGGGGATGGATATATCTCAATGACCTGCCAATCAAGCGATGGTTCTGGCATACGACAATCAAGCCACCGGTCGATGTTTACAATTCATGCTGGACACTCGACCATGCGACGCGGCGCGCTTTCTACATACAGGAAGCATGGTGGGATTTGGGCGGCGACAACTGGACTGACCGCGGGCATGGCGACATTGATCCGGTCACGCGCGAACCATCCGGCGAGGGCATAGTTTACGACTACTGGATTTACAACGCCGAGATGATAAACGGGCACGGCGGGTATGCGTGGCGCTACGGCTACACGTCGGGCGGATTGCCTGGGTGCGCGACGTTCTAACCTTGCGTGGCGGTGAGGATGGCGCTCAAGATTTATTTGCCTTGTCGTATTCAGCAACAGCTTCATTTAGCGAAAATGTCGTGCTATCGCCAAAGCGAACAGCGGCATCCCGCATCTTCTCTGCCGCCGCGATCACCCGCTGAGAGCGTTCGTGTTGTGATGCTGGTGCGAACAGCGGCACATCATCGTCACAAACCTTTACCGGCGAAAACGTGCAAGTGACTTGTTCACCGCCTGAAATCAAGGTGTAAGCGTCTGCGCCGATGTAGCCGAATGGTTGCTGGTCTGCTTGGCGAAGGACTTCTTCCAGAATCCAACCAACCTGATCCGCCGAATAAAGCGATACCATTTCATAGCCGTTTTCCGATTCTCCTTTTGTTGAATACATAGGAACCGTCGGCTCATACGTCAACAATGGCTGCATTTGAGCGTAGCCAATCGGCTTAATTTTGCTGCTGGCAATCAGCGTTTCAAGTTTCGTGTTCATGGCTTTTCCTTTGGCGGTTCGGGGAGAGGTTGCCAATGGGTAACTTCTGCATCGAACATATACCAACAGGTTGTTCCGTTATGGGCACGAATCAGTTTGGTAATGTCCGCACTCCCGCCCTTCCGCCACACCAATACTTCATAAGAATTTTCCTGCGGCTTAAATACCTCCCCATTTGGCAGCTTCAATTCGCCCAACTTGATCGGTGTTTCCGGCAATCTCTCACTAACCGGAATCCACTTCTGCGCGGCTGTGTCGGTGGAGGCGAGGGCTTTCTCCACCATACGAACTGTGGGTGTGCAATCAGGTGAATACTTTGCCCACTTCTGCAAGTCTGCAACACAGATTTTCAGCGCAGCTTCCAACTCCACCACCCGCGCCCTCGCCTGTGCAAGTTCGGCGGATTGGGATTCGATAGCGGCTTGCCATGCTTTCCATGAGTAATCCACGTTGCCGATATAGCTACCGTCGTCCGACTTGCTGAAATTACGATAGCCATCGGCAATTGCCCACGCCTCAAACTGTTCGCGCATCTTGTCTGTGTTCATGCCGCAAATAACTCCTGTTGAATGGGTGTAACTCGCAACGCCATCACACTTTTCCCGGTGACGCTGCAAGTCGTCCGCCCGTTTTCCTCGATCAATTCCACTGACAATAATTCGTTTACTCTGCCGGCCACGGCGCTAGTGTCATACCCTGTCGCCTTGGCAATCTCCCGCCGCGTGCAACCTGGATTCTTGCAGATGTACTCGTACACCTTGCTGATCTGCCGAGGCTTTGCAGGGAAATTGTGATACGCCTCGATGCTGGATTCGCGGACGGCGGTTTTCATTCTGGCTCCGTTTCATAGTCGCAATCTTCGCATTCCCACCAAGTGCAATCAGGCGCACTTCCAGGCATTGTTACATCGTATTCATGCTCTCGGAAATGCATGATTCCGCCGCATCGTGGGCATCCGTCAGTTTTCATTGCAGCTCCCCATTGTTATAGGCAAGTTTCAGATCTTCATAACTGTCGAACTTCTCCGTCGAGCACCGATGCCACCATTGCACCCTGATTGCATGCGGCGCCCTTTCCCGCCGCGCAACGGAATTGACTCCGTGCGCGGCGTTCGTCATGAACTGGTACAGCTTGCCGGTAGCGTCAGACTTGCTCTCGACAAGGATCATGCGGATTCGGTCAGGCAGCATTTTTCAACGACGCAAAGTATTTGCTGATTTCTTTGCAGATGCCGGCAAATTCTGGAACGGCGCCGTATTGCGTCGTAAATGCAGTAAGCATTTCGCGCCCGTCAAGTTTCAGGTTTTCTTGCCGCTGGACTTCACGGCGCGCCGCTTCGATGCGCTCGCGTTCGATGCGCAGTTTTTCTTCTTCGGCTTCGCGCGCTTTCTTTGCGGCCAGTTCCTTTGCCTCCTGTTCGGCGCGTGCGACTCGCTCTTGCTCCTCGATCTTGCGGCGTGACTCACGCTCTGCCGCCTCGATGCGCTCGCGTGCGGCCTTGGCTTCGGCGTCAAGGCGGCGTTGTGTTTCCACTTGCTCAGCGCGGATGCGTTCAATCTCGGCGCGCTCTGCCGCCAGTTTCGCCTGTTCGGCTTCACGTGCCTTGCGCTCTTCCTCGTCGCGCTTGGCCTTCTCTGCCGCGATGATAGCTTCTGCCGCCTTGCGTTCCGCCTCGATCTTGGCTTGCTTGATGGCTTCCTTGCGTGCTTCTTCGGCCTTGATCTGTTGGTCAGGATTGTTTTCCAGCGCCTCGATTTCAGCCGTCAGCAACTTTGCTTCGGCGTCAATCAGTCGGCAACGTTCCAGCGCAGGCGCCTTTTCGCGCACGCGGATTTTTTCCAGACCGACGCGAAGATTCCGGCACTCCGCGCGATCCTTGATTGCCGCCGCCATGCCGTCCGGCGTAGTGACAACGTATACAACGCCTTGCAGTCTTGATTGCAATTCGGCCAAACCAGCCGCCGTTGCGCTGTATTCGACAATTTGCGTCTTGATAGGCTCGACGGCCGTTTTTTCCTTTGTTGCCATTGCGATGCTCCTCTGTGGTTGGGTTAATCTGCTGCATGACTGTTGATCCATTCGACCGCGCGCTGAAACTGCGCGGCGGGCAAGCTGCTAGGCTTGTCGATATTGAAATGCAGCGCGAATGCCTTGCCGGCAATCTTGCGCTCTTGCCGCAGCGCGTACAGGTCAGCGGCCTGGCTTTCGCTGATAAGGTCACTGGGCGGGCTTGGCGGCTCGTCGTGAATCTCGCCAGTGGATTTATCAACGGCGGGCGCGCTCTTGCCGCCAGCGGCCCATAGCGCGATTCCCTTGCCGCTGGACTCGTCGATCACGCGATCCAGTGGAAACAGCTTGCGATGCTGCTCTTGCAGTTTGATCGGATGCGGGATGCCAGGCTTGTCCGGCGTGAGCAAAAGCGATACCGTCAATTCAAACGGAACCGTCTTTTCAGTGACCGGAATCCAGCCGTCAAGACCGACGAGCGATTGCTTCGGCACGATCTTGGTATGCCCGTTTTCCTTGATCATCTCGATCTTGGCTTCGGCGCGGAAGCACATGATCAGATGCGCCTTTGTTTGCAGCAGGCGATTCATCATTTTCTTGTGCTCCATCTTCGGCTTAACCCACGACAGCATCTTGCTCGAATCCTTGCGGCCCATGCGCTCAAATTCGGCCTCTTGCATGTCGAGCACGCCGCCTGATCCGGCGTATTCATGGCTGGCCGAATCGACCACAATCACTGGATAACCGGCATCGTCGGCGGCTTTGATGGCGTCGGCGTACTTGGCCGGCGTGAATGGCTCGGTCAATTCGAGTACGTCAAACTTGAACATGTCGGCATAGTGCGATGCGCGCCCGTTTTCAGTGTCGATCACGGCGAACCGCTTATCGCCCGCGATGCCGGATGCCAGCCGCATGGCGGTGTACGTCTTGCCTGAACCGGACGCACCGGCCAATCCGATCAACAGACTGACGTTCGCGCGCTCGGCGGGGCGGAATGAATAGCTCATGCTGCTCTCCTTGGATTTATTTCCCACATCTTGAAGGGATCATAGGGGATTCCCTCCGCTTGTCTTTCCTCGTATTCCATCACCATCCATCCAGGCGCTTCGGCATGGTGAATGCGATTGTCATAGCTGGGCCAGTGGTTATGCTTCAAGCATTGGCCCCAGAGCGTGATGGCGCCCTCAATCTCGGCGTCGGCAATCGCCATCAATGACGGCGCGATCGCGTGAAAACTGACACCATAAGGCGCCGTCGTTTCCTGGGCGATCAGCACAAAGTCCGCATTGAATCCGGTAATTGCCTTCACGCCACGCCGATAGAATGCGGCCTGCCGGTGATAACCCATGCGAACGATCTGCCGCGAGAATGACGACGGCGATGCGTCGGTGGTCGTCTTGTAGTCCCAAATGTTGATGCGATTATCCGACAGCCAATCCAGCCGCCCGCGCATCGGCACGCCGCGCTCCTGCCAGATCAGCGTTTGTTCCGGCTTACCATCGGCCAGCGTGAGGCCGCCGAGGCCGGCGCACTTGCTGATTGCTTCGCGCGCCACTTGCGCCATCTCGATAATGTCCGCGTACTTGCTTTGCAGAATCGGGTACTTGCCGGCCACGCGTGACGCATCGCGCTCCTCTTGCGCCGCCTTGCTGCGGAAGCTATCCGCGTCGATCACTTGCATCCGGTTCACGCCTTCCAGCAATAGTGCGTGCGCCGCATGGCCGATGTCAAACTCGCTCTTTTCCTCGTTCACATAGTTCGGATTCAAGCGCGGATGCGCGCACCAGGCATGGTATGGCGAATAGTCGAGCAATATCTTGGCGATGCTATTCGACAGCGCCGCAGGGCCATCGGTGCCGTTACGATAGCTCTTGTCGTCCATTTCATAGATGCCGGTTTTCATTTCGCCCTCTCCAAAATTCCATTGATAACACGATGCCGCTCTTCCGTTTCCAGTTCCAGCAGCATCTCCTCGTACCGGCGCCGCGCTTCCTCGTTCAGTCGCAAATCGTGGCGCAGATCCGCCTCGATGCCGTTGCAGATGCGGATGTTTTTCTTGAGCCAGAATTTGCGCCAGAAGTACATCATAGGAACGCCGCCCGAATCGCCATGCCAATCGACGCCAGCGCAATGCACCAGCAGAAGCCGACGATTGACCAATAAAGCACCTTGCTTTTGCTATTCATGCTTGCCTCCCAAACTGTGCAGGACTTCATGCCCAAGCCGACGCAGCCGTGGCGAATCATTCCATCCGCGCGGTTTCGGCGTGTAAATGTAAGTCTCGTCGCCAACATTCAGCGCACAGGCATTGCCGCCATTGCCGCAGAACGCGCCGATCTCGGATTCCTCTTTCCAGAACACGATGATCTTTGCCTGATTCTTGGTCAGCTCCAACGGCTGCGCGTATTGCTTGCTGTCGGACTCCATTGCTTGCGTGGTGTAGTCAAGTCCGGCACATCCGGCCAGAACCGCGAGGCCGATTACCGACAGGGCGACAATTACGCGGTCGAGGTTCATGGCTTTGCCAGCGCAACAACCGCCGCCTCAAAATGCGGGCCAAGGCCGGAAGTCACATACCTATGACGATTAGGCGGAACACCGCGATCAGACGCCGCATTGACCAACCCTTGCAGCGCCGCTTCCAGCTTTGCAACACGCTCCGTAAGGGCGGTGTGGGAGTTGCAGGCGGTGACGATAAATTCAGCGTTTCCCCAATCGGTTTCGCATCGCGCCATTGTGCAAACGCGCTTTTGATTGGCGTCATATACCCATGTGGCAAGACTCATTTCGCTACCATCGGCCCGCCACGGCAATTTAGATGCTTGTGTCATGTGTTCCCTCTCACGGTTTCTTGCCGGTGCCCAACTCGTACAACATGTCGGCCTCCAACTCGGCAACTCGCGCAACGAGTGCGGCATATGAGTTGACCGCCTTTTCTATGAAAAGCGCGTTGCTCCAATCGGTATCGCAGGGTTTCATTGTGCAAACGCGCTTACCGTCCGCGTCTAGCAGAAATGTAGCTGTAGATTTTTCGCTGCCGCCAGCCTTCCACGGCAATTTAGATGGTTGTGTCATGTGTTCCTCCCCGTTCATTTGAACACCGGATTATCCAGCGCGGCCTCGCACTCCTTCGCCGCCGCTGCCATGATGTTACGCACGCGCAGGACTTCGGCGGGATCGCGTGAGGTATGAGCTTTGCCGAGTTCAGCGTGGATCTTTTCCAGGTGGTTGCACAGCTTCAGGATGGTGACCTGATCTTGTGTCAGGATTTGCGGCGGGGATTGCAGCATGGCGTTGACTCGGGCGCTCATTTTGCTGCCTCGAACAATGCCGCGCACTCGCATTTCATTTGGCGCATGAAATAGCAGGTACGCAATCTGATCGGCAATTCCTCGCGAATGCCGTTGTAATCCTGGGATGCGCTGGATTCTTTGTGGGTACACATATCGGACTCGACCGACCCGCCAGCTTTGTAGTATTTGCAGTCTTTGCAGAGTTTCACTTTTGGCTCCTTGTTTGTTTGTGATGCAGCGTTATCTTGCTACTTGCCACATCGCGTGTCAATAGGTATATGCAAAAATATTTTTGTTGCGGCGTGACACGCTGTGTGCTTTAATTTCTGCCATGAACCTACAAGACTATTTCGCACTACTAGGGGATGCCGTCGCAGCCAAGCGTTTCGGCATCAGTGAGCGCGCCGCGCGTAGCTATCGGGCTGGACAGCGCAGGCCGCGACCAGAGGTAGCGATGCGCATCGTTCGACTGTCGCGCGGGAAGTTGACGCTTCGGAGCATCTACAAGTGAAACTAAAGGCGTGGCAATACGAGGCGCTTAACTTCCCCTATGCTGACAAGGACTTGGTGGAACGTTTGTACATAGAGTTTTTTGCGGCGTCTGGTCGCAATGCGCGGGTAGATGCTGGCAAAAAGCGCCGGCCATATGGTAAGCGCCCGCCGAATCCGTTGCTCATGGAGCGAGACAAGGAATTTATTGCAGCGTACAAGAGCGGTAAAACGCTGGAAGAGATTGGGCGCCTATACGGAATAACGCGCGAGCGTGTGCGCCAGCGATTGTCGGCGCATGGGCTGGACAGAGAGTCAGGCGGCAGCACGATCAAGCAATTTAAAAAAATCCCCGACAGGGTCGCAAAAAGACAGGCGGCAATTGATCGGAAAGAAAGGCGCCACTTTGAAACATGGGGCTGTTCCCGCGAATTTATCGATTCGCTTAGTCCGCTCCCACGAAGCCATAGGCTGCACCCATTGACAAAATATGTTCGCCAAATGAAATCGGCGCAGCACAATTCCAAGGTTGGATGGCGCTTTACCTTTGCTACTTGGTGGAAGGTTTGGCAAGAGTCAGGCCATTGGAACGAACGCGGACGTGGAAAGGATAAGTATGTTATGGCGCGATTTGGCGATACTGGCCCCTATTCACCGGAAAACGTGGAAATTATCACGCACTCGCAGAACAGCCAGGATTCATTTATTTCGCATCCAGGACGAGAGCGCGCGGCAAAGGCAAAGATTACGCGCGCGAGAAAGTCGGTAGCACAATGACCTCCCATCCGCGCCTCTCTCGCGCCGCTTTCTCACTTTCCGGCGTTTGGCGCGGACTTTCGCGCGGCTTTCGGGTCGCGCTTTTTTACACTATGAAAGGTGCTCAATGATCGACTGGCAGAAAGTGGTACTGGACTTGCGGCGGCAAATGTCTTGCCGTGAAATCGACAAGAGACTTGGCAGGCATCTTGACTATACGGCCAAGATTGCGCGCGGGGAGATTGTCGAACCGCGTTATTCGGATGGCGTGAAACTGTTGGAACTACATGGGAGGATGGTATGAGTTATGCTAGTTTCCTAGCCGAACGAAGCCAGCGCGGAAGCGATCACGGATTCGAGCCGGTATTCATGCCGGACTTTCTTTTCGACTTTCAGAAATACATTGTTGATTGGACGGTGCGCAAAGGTCGCGCTGCAGTATTTGCCGACTGCGGGCTGGGCAAGACGCCGATGGGACTCGTATGGGCGTCGAACGTCAATCAGAAAACGAACAAGCCGGTGCTCTACCTGACGCCGCTGGCTGTCGGCGCGCAAACGGTGCGCGAGGCCGAGAAGTTTGGCATTGAAGCCAAGCATTCGCGCGACGGTAATATCGACGGTCGCATCATCATCACGAATTACGAGCGCCTGCACTATTTCAAACCGTCCGATTTTGCGGGCGTGGTGTGCGACGAGTCCTCAATCCTGAAATCCTTCGCTGGTGCGCGCAAACAGGAAATCACCGCATTCATGCGCCAAGTCGATTACCGTCTGTTGCAGACTGCGACCGCCGCGCCGAACGATTACATCGAACTCGGCACCAGTTCCGAGGCGCTCGGCTATCTCGGCCACATCGACATGCTTAATCGCTTTTTCAAGAATGATTTGAACAATTCAGCGCAAGGCCGCATGCGTGGCGAGGTAATTAAGTGGCGACTGAAAGGCCATGCGGAGATTCCATTCTGGCGGTGGGTGTGCTCTTGGGCCATAGCCGTGCGGCGTCCGTCGGACTTAGGATTCAATGACGACCGCTTTATTCTGCCGCCCCTGAATGAGATTGAACACCTGGTCGATACCGACAACCTGCGCGACGGGATGCTGTTTGCATTACCCGCTGTCGGTCTGAAAGAACAGCGCGAGGAACGACGCAATACCGTGCAGGAGCGTTGCGGCGAAGTTGCCAAGTTGGTGAACGATACCGGCGAACCGGCGCTCGTGTGGTGTCACCTGAACGACGAAGGCGACATGCTTGAAAGCATGATACCGGATGCGGTGCAAGTGGCTGGGTCGGATAGCGATGATCGCAAAGAGGAAAGGCTGGAAGCGTTCGCAATGGGTAAGGCGCGGGTATTGATCACAAAGCCGAAAATTGGCGCTTGGGGCTTGAACTTCCAGCATTGCAACCACGTTACATTTTTCCCCTCGCACTCGTTCGAGCAGTATTACCAAGCGGTGCGGCGTTGCTGGCGCTTCGGTCAAAAGCGCGACGTGCGCGTGGACATCATCACGACCGATGGCGAGCGCGGCGTTATGAAAAACCTGCAACGCAAGGCAGATCAGGCAGATCAAATGTTTTCGCGCCTGGTCGCTGAAATGAATCACGCCAAGGGCATTACCCAAGTAAACCAAATGACAAAACGAGTGGAGGTTCCATCATGGCTGTAAAAGATCAGACGATTACCGACAAGTTCGCCATCTACAACGGCGACTGCATCGAGGTTATGCAAGACATGCCGGACGCGAGCATTGGCCTGTCAATCTATTCGCCGCCGTTCGGTGGCCTGTACCACTATTCCAGCGATCAGCGTGACCTGTCGAACTCCGATGATTACGATGGCTTTCTGGAGCACTATGGTTTCGTGGTGTCCGAACTGGCGCGTATCACCATGCCTGGGCGCATTACGGCGGTTCACTGCATGGACATCCCGCGCAGCAATAGCGGCACTGATTCGCTGATGGACTTTCCTGGCGACATCATTCGCCTGCATGAAAAACATGGCTGGCGCTATACCGGACGGCGCATGATCTGGAAAGAGCCGCTTGCCGTTCGCCTGCGCACCATGCAAAAGAATCTGGCGCACAACAGCTTGTGTGAGGATTCGATTGACTGCGGTGTGGCAAGTGGCGATCAACTGTTGACCTTCCGGCGCGTCGGCAAGAATCCGGTTCCGGTACAGCATCCTGTCGGCCTGCTCGAATATGCCGGCGAGCGCAAGATTCCGCACGACGTCATGTCCTATCGTGGTTGGACGGGCAAGCAAACCGAAAACCGCTACTCGCATTGGATCTGGAGACAGTACGCCGATTGCATGTGGGACGACATTCGCATGCAGCGCGTGTTGCCGTTCCGCGAGGCGCGCGAAACGGACGACGAGAAGCACGTTCACCCGCTACAGCTGGACGTGATTGATCGGTGCGTCGTGCTGTTTTCCAATCCGAACGAGATCGTGTTCACGCCGTTCATGGGTGTGGGTTCCGAAGTTTATAGTCCCGTCATGCTTGGCCGTCGCGGCGTGGGTGTTGAATTGAAAACCAGTTATTACCGGCAGGCGTTGAAGAATGTCGAACTGGCCGCGCTCGGTCGCCGCGATCAGGAGGAAAACTACGAGTTGGAGTTTGACGAAAATGCTGCCGCCTGACCTACACGCCCGCATCCTCGCCGCCGACATCCGCTACGGCCCGTTCGCCTCAACCCACGAAGCCCTCGGCGTAGCATCCGAAGAATGGGACGAACTGCGCGCCGCGATACAGGCCAATGACTTGCCGGCAATCCAGCGCGAATGCCTTGACCTCGCCGCCGTGCTCGTTCGGTTGGCTGGGCAGATCACCACCAGCGATGCGCTGAAAAAACGGAGCGTGAAATGATGCCGATCGCCAAAGTGCCGAAGATGGAGCCGGCGTATTACTGCCTGTCCTGCCTGCACTCAGTCTGTCCCAAAGGCCAGCCAACCTGGTGTACGCTCAAGAAAGCGGCCTGCGTGAAGCGTTGCGCGCAGTATGAGGCGGCGAAGGGGCGGGTGAAATGACCCGCAACCTCCGCATGTCCGTCGAAGAATACGAGAAGCGATTCGCGCAGCAGTCAAAGAATCAGAAGGCGATCGAGCGCGTGGCGCCGGATATTATTGCGACCGTGATCGAGGTAGGTGAACGCGCAGTAAAGCGCATGCAGGCCGCAAATCCCTCATTCGCACTCGGTCGCCTGAAGTCCGGCACCATGAACAAGACCGAGGCCGAATATGCCCAGCGCCTGGAATACGGCAAGCATACCGGCGCAATCCTCTGGTACAAGTTCGAAGCGATCACGCTCAAGCTCGCCGACGATACCCGCTACACGCCGGACTTTGCCGTGCTCATTGCCGGCGGGGAGTTTCAACTGCACGAAGTCAAGGGATTCTGGCAAGACGACGCGAAGGTCAAGATTAAGGTTGCCGCGTCGATGTTCCCTTTCCGATTCATTGCGGTGCGCAAGCTGCCGAAGAAAGAGGGCGGCGGCTGGCAGAATCAGGAGTTCTGACCATGATGCGAATCTACGACTGGGCCAAAGGCAAGACCGGCGGCTTCCTGCCCAAGGATGTGGCGCGCGTGTTCGGCATGGATCCGCGGCGCGTGCAAAGCGAGTTGCGCGACCTGTGCTACGACCACAAGCTAGAGCGCCGCAAGCAAAAGTATTCGCGCCGGTTCCGGTACTACGCTGTTTTGCCGCCCGAGGAGCAGGCCTTCTTGGAACCGGAGCCGCGGCCTGAGCTATTTCCGCTCGTGCGCTTGCCGGAAGGGGTCGCCAAGGCGATAACGCAAGCGTCAACGTAGGCTGATACCACCGGACAAAGAAAAAGGCGCCAAAAGCGCCTTTTTTTGATTGTGCCGGTCGGTTTGCCATTATGCGGCTGGCTTTTTCGCCAAAACGGCGCGGCCTAGGTCGGTCAGTGAATAGCCGCTGTGTATTCCATCGTCGCAGATCAACTGGCGGGTAAGCAAAGCACCGATCACTTTATCCCTCGCATAGAACCACAGGGAATCCGGCGCGTGTTGCCAGTCGAGCGGGTCTGACGGATTGCCGTCAAAGGCTATCGCGCGCAATTCGCGCAGCATGGGGGCGGTCAAGGGTTTCATTATTCCAGCGCGACTTCAATCGTGCAATCCGGATGCTGCTGCGATGCCCAGTATTTCACATCCTCGATCAGATGCGCGCAGCAAAAATAGGTGTAGGTGACGAAACCGGACTTGGCGATGCATTTGATGGCGTATCTCATGCCGCCACCTTTCCCGCGTTCGCCGTGCAGACATACGGCTTGTTGTACGCGCCCACATTCACGTCCACATACCAACCGACGTGGAAATAATCGGATTGTGTGTCGCTCTTATCGAAGTTGCCGACATTAGCCGCGTCGATAATCTCGGACAGAAGCGCCAAGCATTCGCCGGTGAAGTGCTCGCCGTAGTGGTACACGTTCACTTGCAGATACTTGTCCGCAGCCTGGAAACGATCCGGCCAGCGAATCGAACACGCGGCGTTATGGTTGCCGATCAGGTCAAGCGGCCCGCTGGCGATATTGATAACCAGTGTCGAATGATGGCGCACGCCGATGCTGCCGCGCATGCCGTATTTTGCCAATGCCGCCTTGATTGCCGGCGCCAGTCTTGCTTTCAGTTCTTGCGATACGTATGCCATGATTTTCTCCGTTGATTGGTTTGCCTACGCCAATACCTATGCAACCGCCGTGCCAACTCGTAAGTGCTTGATTTCACTACGGGCCCACTTTTTTGTGCGGTGCAATGTGACAAGTTAGTGCGCGCTTTTCTTACCTTTTGCGGCATGTCGGCGTTGCGCTTGGCGTGGTTATTTGATATTCTTACAGAATGAACTCATGCCTAGTATGTGACTCGATCTTCACCACGTCAACAAAGACCTATTGCGGCAGGTGCCTACCTGTCGTCAGGCAGATTCAGAGTACGGCACAAGCCAAGACGCGCGCTGGCAACCCGCCGGACGTGACTGGCCTGATCTGCCTGGACTGCGGGAAGCCCGCGCAGGCATACGACCATCGCCACTATTCGCGGCCATTGGAGATTGATCCAGTCTGCGTGAACTGCAACCGGAAGCGCGGCCCAAGTTTGGACATTCGGGAACTTGCGCGAAGCGCGTTGGGGCTGGATGGAACTGAACCAACCTACGTCGCGCCGCAGCCGAGGCGACCAGCGCCTTTGCCGTATCAGATAGACCTGCAAGCGATGATGGACTTCATCGAGCGCAGAGAAATAATGGTGGCGCTCAATCGATCGCGCGGCAACATGACCGCGGCGGCAAAACTGCTTGGCATCAGCTACCGCTCGATGCGCTACCGCATGGAGCGCCTGAACATCGACTGACCTGTCTATCCGTCCATTTGTACGCTGCAGCACAATTGTTGGCTACCGAACGGACGGATGTTTGGCGGGGCGCGATACTATGGAGCCGTAGGTATTGACCGCATCGTTATAACTCTAGATAATGCTAGACGAGGAGACTCTAGTTAATTCAAGGGAAAACACGATGACCGCTACGTTTACGAAGCTCTTTCAGTCAATCACCGCATCGACCATCTGGTGCGAATCTGACGGTACCCGCATCGTCTGGATCACGATGTTGGCGATGGCCGACCGCAATGGCGAAGTGGCCGGCAGCATCCCAGGCTTGGCCGGTATTGCTCGCGTATCTGTCGAGGATTGCCGGAAAGCCATCAAGACTTTCCTGGCGCCCGACCCTGATAGCCGAACAAAGGAATTCGAGGGGCGCCGCATCGAGGAAATACCGGGCGGCTGGCGATTGCTCAACTATGAGCTCTACCGAAAGATGCAGGACGCCGAAAGCGCCAAAGAAGCCAAACGCAAGTGGTGGCGCGAGAACCGATCCAAGGAAGCACTAGAACACAGACTAGATAACCCTAGTGAAACTAGATCAGACTCGATGCAAGCAGAAGCAGAAGCAGAAGCAGAAGCAGAGAATAAGCACTCTCTTTCCATTACAGAGAGCGGCGCCGCCTGCCTCGCCATGCGCAAGCACATTCCCACCGTCAACCCCAGCGACCCACGGCTAAAAGCCCTCATTCAGGCCGGCACAACGACCGAGGAATTTGAATACGCGGCACAAAAGGCGATCGGCAAGGCAAACGCATTCGCCTACGCGCTCAAGATTGTCGAGTCTCGCAGGCAAGAAGCCGCCAGCATCGCCGCAAATCCAGGCAAATCCCCCACAAAACCCATGACCGAAAAACAGCAGGACATCGCCAAACTGCTCGGTTCACGCGCACCAGGCGCAAAGAAAGAGAGAATCATCAATGGCTGACCTGCAAAAACTGATCGACCGCGTATTTGAGCGCCTCATGGCGTTTTACGGTAGCGCGGCCATTCACGCCAAGTTCGATGGTCTGGACATGGATACGGTCAAAGGCGTATGGGCAGAATCGCTTTGCAACTACACGCCGCATCAAATCGGGTATGCGCTCGACTGTCTCAAGGCAAACAACTTCCCGCCAGGATTGCCGGAGTTCATAGGCTATTGCAATCAGGGGGCACAGGTTATTCCATCGCCCACCAAGCGACTGGAAAAGAAGCCCTACAATCCGAATGATCCGGCTATCGTAGAAGCCCGCGAACGGTGCATGGAAACGATGCGCACTTTGACCATTGGGGGCACGCCATCGCGCGCATGGGCCTACATCGCACAGGAACGGCATGAATCGAAAGAGCACCGGCTCAATCCGGAAGAACTGGCGCTCGTAAGGGATTGCATCGCCATCGACCACGGAATGGACGATCCATACCGGCGTTCTGCCTGACTTATCCACAGGCATTTGCTTTCTGCGTATCAGCGGCGTAAATTGCGCCTCATTCGCTATATAGCAGATCACTATGGCAAACCGGAAGAAAAGAACCGAGCGCGCAATCGCCCTTGTTTACCAAGGCTACGCCCGATACACCGCTGCCAGAATCGCCGGAATTGCTTACTCGACCATTTATCGCGCTTTCCCTATGGGATCAACGATTTGCTCTAGCGCAGATTCCCTGCCAAATTGTCATATAGCGGATCGCATCACATCGGGCCTTAAAAGTGATTATGTGTCGAATGAGGGGTAATCCATGAATCCGCACGACATTACCGCTGAATTTGAACGTAATCTCTGCACCTATACCGGCGCCAAGTTCGCCGTTGCGACGACATCCTGCACGATGGCGCTATTGCTCGCCTGCGCCTGGTGGAAGCGGCAGGGTTGGGATCAGTATGGCCGGACGATCACGCTGCCCAAGCGCACCTATGTGGGCGTGCCGATGTCGGTCAAGCATGCCGGGTTCGACGTCAGGTTCATCGACCTCGACTGGCAGGGCGAGTACAAGTTGTCGCCGCTGCCGGTCTGGGATGCAGCTCGACGGTTCACCGCGGGCATGTATCGCGAACACGAGGGCCAGATGGTGTGCGTGTCCTTCCACTGGGGCAAGATCCTCGGCCTGTCGCAAGGTGGCGCGATCTTGCTCGACGACGACAAGGCTGATGCGTGGCTGCGTCGTGCTCGGTTCGATGGCCGGACACCAGGTGTTGTGCCCGCGGATGATCACTTCGACTTCTGCGGCTGGCATGCGTACCTGTCGCCGGAGGTTGCGGCGCACGGGCTGATGAAGTTGTCGCTACTGCCCAAGGTGAATGCGGATCTGCCTTGGGACAATTATCCTGATCTTTCACTTCATAGGGCGTTTCAATGAAAAATCCATTCAGCAAGAAAGCAGCGAAAGAAGCAAAGCCAGTCGCGCCGGAGTCGCCGAAAGTGTTGACGAACGACGAGCGTACTAAGGCAATTGAGGGAATCCTGAGTGAGGCATTAACCCGCATCGTATTGGAGCATGACGCCTTTGTTACGAAGTCTGACGTGACCTGGTCGTTTACCAAGGAAGGCGCCAGCCATAGCATCGCGCTCGCCTATATTCGTTTAGCTCAGAATCCAGCGGCCAAACGATGAGCCAGACCACCATCGAAAACAAAGCCTCCGTCCAAATGGCGATCGGCGTCGAAAACGGCAAGGTGATCCAGCGATTCAAGGAACCCATGCTCGAGGTGCATTACATGCCGCAGAATGCCATCGACATTGCCGGCGCCCTGGCTGACTGCGGATTCGAGGCCATGAACGGTGTCAAGCCTGTCGCCGGCGCACTCAAGACGGAACTAATCGAGCGGCATCGTGACAAGCTGATCCAGCGATTCCCCCTGGTGTTGCGGTCGCTCTTGGACTCCGGCAAGACGGATGGGTATATCGCCAAGGAGTTGATTGATATTTGCTTTAAGGAGATTTTCACTTGAACGCCATCTGCATCATCCCGGCGCGCGGTGGCTCGGTGCGCATTCCCCGCAAGAACATCAAGCTATTCCACGGCAAGCCGATCATTGTGTATTCGATTCAAGCGGCCTACGACTCCGGCCTGTTCGATAAAGTCGTTGTCAGTAGCGACGATCTAGACATTCTCAATTGTGCCGGCCAGTATGGCGCCATGGATCATCTGCGCGCACCATCTGACGGCAGTATCGGCACGCAAGAGGAAACGGCGCGCGTTCTCACGCAATATCCTGACTACGAGTTCGCCTGTTGCCTGTATGCGACCGCGCCACTGTTGGATGTGAATGATCTGCGGCGTGCGCTGGGATGTTTACGAGACTACGGCAATGCGCAGTTTGCATTCGGTGTCGGTCGTGAACCATTGCGCGATGCCGGTCAGTTCTATTTTGGTCGCACAAGCGCGTTTGCCAATGGTTTCCCGCTGATCTCGCCACTATCCTGCATGATCCCCATCGACGAGCGCCGCGTGTGCGATATAAATACGCCTGATGACTGGTCTCGGGCCGAGAAGATGTACGAGGCGCTGCATGCGTAGCGTGCTGATCACGGGTGGCACGGGGTCGTTCGGGCGGGCATTTGCAAAGCGATTGCTTGATCCAATGCGCGGCCAGTATGTTGTGCCGCCGCAGCCGGTTTACATCGACCCATGCCCAGACCGCATCTGCATCTTCAGTCGCTCCGAACACGCCCAGGCCACAATGCGCGCCGAACTTGGCAATGATTCCCGCCTGCGCTTCTTCATCGGTGACGTGCGCGACCGTGACCGCCTGCGCCGCGCGATGGAGGGCGTCGATGTGGTGATCCATGCGGCAGCACTCAAGCGCATTGAAGTGGGCTTTTACAATCCTTCGGAAATGGCAAAAACCAACGTGATCGGCGCAATGAACGTGATCGAAGCCGCCCAGGATGCTGGCGTGCGCAAAGTGGTGGCACTCTCAAGCGACAAGGCCTACCAGCCGATCAGCGCATACGGTCAGTCCAAGGCATTGATGGAATCCCTGATGTTGGCGGCGAATCACACGCGCGGGGCGAATGGGCCGATCTTCTCGGTCACGCGGTACGGGAACGTCGCCGGCAGTGCTGGCAGCGTGATTCCGATCTGGCGCGCGACCGACAAGCCGACCATCACCGATGGCGATTGCACACGCTTCTGGATGACGATGGATCAGGCGATCGACCTGGTGCTGGATACGGTGCGCACCATGAAGGGTGGCGAGTTGGTAATACCCACCTTGCCAGCGTACCGGCTTGCCGATCTTGCCGCGGCGATGGGTATTGCGCCAACGATCACTGGCTTGTCACCCTACGAGAAAAAGCACGAGTCGATGTGCGACGGCAACAGCAGCGAACACGCGCGAAGGATGTCGATACTGGAATTGCGGGGCGCGCTTGAAACCGTCTGATGCAATCAAGCGACAACTGGCTGACATGCTCCTGACCGACGAGCCGATCAAGACCATGAATGAGAAGTTTGGCCTGTCGCGTCCGAGTATATCGAAGTACACCAAGGCAGTGATCAACGAGGCCGGCTGCAAGACCCGCGCCGAGTTCATGGCGAAAGAGATCGACCGACTACGAAAACAACTGAAGGAGAGATGACATGCTGACCGTGCTGACGATCTGGATATTCTATGTGAGCAACGTGAACACGCCATTGTTCGTGCCGCTAGCTACGACAACCGCGGTGCCGACGCCGTTGTATGCCGTGCCGCCTGCGATTGGATTCGGTGAATTCTCCAGCGCGACTGCATGCGAGGCTGCGGGCGCCGCGATTATTGCGAAGATCAAGGCCCAGGCTGCGCCGAATCAGGTAGTAGCGGGCTATGCGTGCAACAAGAAAGCCTGATGATGACGAACGAGCAAGAGGACTTCTGGCGCGGAGATTTTGGACATTCATATACGATGAGGAATGTCGGTAGAGTATTAGCCAACATGGCCTACTTCCGCACCTTCCTGCCCGACCACCTCGAGAGCCTGATCGAGTTCGGTGCCGGCGGTGGCGAGAACCTGCAAGCGATCAAAGGTATCCGTCCGAACATCAAGCTCGCCGCGGTCGAGATCAATCGCACCGCGGTCGCAAAGCTCAAGTTCGACATGATCTCGGAAGTGTTCGCCGAGTCGATGCTGACGTTCGCGGCTGACCGCAAGTGGCAGGCGACGATGACCAAGGGCGTGCTGATCCACGTCGCGCCGGAGAATCTGCGGCAGGCATACACGCGCCTATTCGATCACTCGTCGCGCTACATCATCATCGCTGAATACTTCAGCAAGCAGCCGCGCGAGGTCGAGTATCGCGGGCATGCGGGCAAGCTATGGACGCGGGACTTCGGCGGTGAATTCCTTGACCAGCATCCTGACTGCAAGCTGCGGCAGTGCTTCTTTTCGTATGATCGGCTGACAGGGCAGGATTCGATTACGACTTGGGTGATTGAGAAATGATCCGCTGCAAAACCTGCGTCATGCCCGACACGCGCCCTGATGTGCCATTCATCGACGGCGAATGCGCGGCCTGCCTGTCATTCAAGAGGCGCCCGACCATCGACTGGAACGGGCGCATGGACGAGTTGCGCGCGCTGCTGGCAAAGCATGGCGGGCGCTGCATCGTGCCATCGTCAGGCGGCAAGGATTCGACCTACCAGACCTTGCGCCTGATCGAACTGGGCGCCAAGCCTACCGTCGTGACCGCGACCACTTGCCACCTCACCGACATTGGCCGGCGCAACATCGACAACCTGGCACGGTATGCGACGACGATTGAGGTCAGTCCGAACAAGACCGTGCGCGCGAAACTGAATCGCCTTGGGCTGGAAATGGTGGGCGATATTTCATGGCCGGAACATGCGTCAATCTTCTCGACACCATTCCGCATGGCTGTTGCGCTCGACACGCCGCTGATCTTCTACGGCGAGAATCCGCAAGATCAGTACGGCGGGCCAATGGGTAGCGACGAAGCGCGGCAAATGACGCGGCGCTGGACATCGGAGTATGGTGGCTTTCTCGGATTGCGCCCCGCTGATTTTGTCGGCATCGAGGGCATTACCGAGCACGACATGGCCGACTACTTGCTGCCGGATGACGAGGTGATGCAGTCGATTGGGTTGGAAGCGCATTTCCTGGGGCAGTATGAGGCGTGGGATTCGCATCGCAATCTGCAAGTCTCATGCGACCACGGCATGGTGATCAACAGACCGTGGACATTCAATTGGTGGCATGGCGAAAACTTGGACAATGCGCAGACTGGCATTCACGATTACTTCGGATTTTTGAAATACGGTTACGGACGAGGCTGTGCGCAAATCAGCGTGGACATTCGATGCAGCCGCATTCATCGGCAGACCGGCATCGAGTGGATTGGCGAATATGACGGCCTATTCCCCTCGCAATACATGGGCGTATCCCTCCACGAAATCCTCGCCCGCATCGACATGACGGATGCGCGCTTTATCGAACTCTGCAACCAGTACATGAACCGCGACCTGTTCGTCGAGGACGAGGTGAAGTGGGGGCAGAAATTGACGCTGAAAGGTGGTGTATGAAAGACTTTTTTACTGCGGTCGGAGTGGTGATACTTTTCAGTTTTATTGCAATCGGCATGGTGTCGCCGATCATCGGGCTTGCGATGTGGCTTGAATTTGCAACGTGCTCAAGTCGCGCCGAACGTATGGACATGGCGCATAGCTGGGGGCCATTGCAAGGCTGCATGATCGAGTACAAGCCGAAGCAATGGATTCACATCAAAAACTATCGCGCGGTTGATCTGCCGTAATGCTCGCAACCCGCGTAATCCCCACCATCCTGACCAAAGGCGCGCACATGGTCAAAGGTAAGTGCTTTGCCTCTGATCGCGTGGTCGGCGCAACACTTCAGGCAATGCGCGTGCATGGTCGGCGCGGTGTTGACGAACTGGTGCTGCTCGACGTGACCGCCACGCTGGAGAACCGCGAGCCTGACTATGCCCTCGTTGCCAAGATCACTGACGAGCTATTCGCGCCGCTGACCGTCGGCGGTGGCGTGCGCAAGATCGAACACTTCCGCGAGCTGCTCAATGCGGGCGCCGACAAGATCAGCATCAGCACGGCGGCGATTGAAACGCCGGAACTGATCGACCAGGCGGCTGGCAAGTTTGGCAATCAGGCTGTGGTCGTGTCGATCGACGTGAAGGATAACCTCGTCACGTCGCGTTGTGGCCGGCTGATTACCGAGCGTGATCCGGTCAGGTGGGCGAAGGAATGCGTTGACCGCGGCGCCGGCGAGATCCTGCTCAACAACGTGAACCGCGATGGCACGATGGTCGGCTATGACCTCGACCTGATCTGGCGCGTGTCCGAGGCGGTGAGCGTGCCTGTTGTCGCATCCGGTGGCGCTGGCACATACGAGCACCTATACCAAGGCATTCAGGCGGGCGCTAGTGCGGTTGCGGCTGGGGCGATGTACCAATTCAGCGACGCGACGCCCAAAGGCGCATCGCAATATCTGGCGAACAAGGGAATCGAGGTGCGACTGTGATACCTACCAACTATTTACGTTTTATCAATGCCGAAACCCGCGAAAATGTGCCGGGAACGGACTACTACAAAGTATTCTTGCAAAAACGCTTGCAGCAATGGTGGAGCGGTAAAGGTGAGGGGCCAGGAACTTGCGTTGAATATGAGCCGGGTCACTTTCCCTGTCGTGGCGAATGGCGCGATGTGGAGTTAGTGACGGAATGAAACTCGTCCCCGTCTCACGCGAACGCCAAGCGATCAACATCCTCTATGACCTGCTGGCCGAGCGCACGCCGGAACAGTCGATCAGTCACAAATCCATGCCGACGATGGACGAGCATGCGGCGTTTGTGCGATCGCTTCCGTACCGCGCATGGTATCTCGTGCAAGTCGGCAACGAGTACGTCGGCTGCGTGTACCTATCGAAAGCGCGCGAGATTGGTATCAGCATATTCGAGAAGCGCCGCGGAAATGGATATGCGACGGAAGCGGTGCAAGAGTTGATGCGCAAGTGGCCTGGGCGGTTCCTGGCGAACATCAATCCTGCGAACAAGGCCAGCATTGCTTTCTTTGCCAAACTTGGATTCTTGCCGTTGCAAATCACGTTGGAGAAGCGCAAATGATGATTGTTGTCGCTAATCCGCCAAACATTGACGCCATAGACGCGGTATTCCATGTCAAAGGTAAGCCGGGCGTGATCTTCACCTACGGCCAGACTCTTTACAATCCGTCGGGAACGCACATTTCGGAACCATTGAAGGCGCATGAATTGGCTCACATGGGGCAGCAAGAAAATCCTGATTCGTGGTGGACGCGCTACCTGGTCGATATGGAATTCCGCCTTGATCAAGAACTTGAGGCCCACAAGGCGGAATATCGTCGCTACTGCGAACTGCATGCGGATCGCAATATGCGGAATAGTTTTCTTACGGGAATTGCCGCACGGCTTAGTGGCCCACTCTATGGTTGGCTTATCAAGTATTCTGCCGCGCGCTCGGCGATTGCAGGAGTCAGGAAATGATGATCGTCGCTGAGATTGCCGCATCGCATAACAGGTCGCTATGGCGCGCATTGCGCACGATCGATGCCGCGGCTGATGCTGGGGCGACACATGTCAAATTCCAGACGTGGGCATGGGACACGATGTGCATTGCTGACCGCACGATCAAGACCGGCGCATGGGCTGGCCGTTCAATGCGCGAGTTGTATGCCGAAGCATGGACACCGTGGCATTGGCACGATCACCTATTCGAACACGCCCGCAATCGCGGCCTTGTGCCATTCAGTACGCCCTTCGACCGTGCTTCCGTTGACTTCCTCGAAACGCTCGACTGCCCGATCTACAAAGTCGCATCCTTTGAAATCGTTGACCTGCCGCTGATCAGGTACATCGCCAGCAAAGGCAAGCCGATGATTATCTCGACGGGGATGGCGACAGAGATGGAAATAGCAGATGCGTACGCGGCAACATGGGGTGCTGCGAAAGTCACCATGCTGCGGTGCGTGAGTTCCTATCCCGCGCCAGCCGAAGAATACAACCTGCAAACGATGATCGAGGGACTTGCGGGCTGCGAGTATGGCTTGTCTGATCACTCAATGACCAGCGAAGCCGCCGTGATTGCGACCGCCCTTGGCGCAACCGTCATCGAAAAGCACCTATGCCTATCCCGTGCAGACGGTGGCCCTGATGCCGGATTCAGTCTCGAGCCGCACGAGTTCGCCGAGCACGTCCAGGCGATTCGGCGCACACATGCGATCATCGGCAAGGTGCAGTACGGGCCGATGCCGAGCGAGATGGACAGCTTGCAGTTCCGGCGATCGATCTGGGTCAAGGAGGACATTGCCGCGGGAAGTGTAATCACCGAGCAAAACATCTGCACTGCGCGCCCCAATGAAGGACTCGCTCCCCGCTACTGGCAAGACGTAATCGGAAAGCGAGTGCTTGCGGACGTTTCATGTGGAACCCCACTCACGGCGGATCTGATCTGTGATTTTCATCCCCAGCCCTAAGACCGACTGGGCCAAGATCATGGCCGCGCTGCGAACGGCGGGCGTGTCCGGCTACAAGGTGTCGCAATATCTGGGCAAAAAACGGTCAACAGTGCAACGCTGGGAGCAGGGATTTGAGCCGAAGCACTCGGATGGCGTCGATTTGCTGGCACTCCTGGCGCAAGTGAGTGCTCAAGTTAGTACGCCGAAGGGGCTGTCTAGCGTGTCGCGGTCTGAATAAAATCGCGCACATATGGCGCGCCCACTTGAAAAAACCGACGAACGAGGAAAATACCGCCAGGAATTCGCTCGGCAGGCGGCGAAACTGTGCGCGCTCGGTGCGACGAATGAGCAACTTGCCGACTTCTTCGATGTATCGATTCGCACGATTGAGGTCTGGATTGCTGAAAAGCAGCATTTCCGTGATGCGGTATTGCAGGCCAAGCAAATAGCCGACGAAAAGGTGGAGCGTAGCCTCTTTGAGCGCGCGACCGGCTACTCGCATCCCGACGTGCATGTGTCCAACTTTCAGGGCGAGATCACCGTCACGCCACTGACGAAGCATTATCCGCCCGATACCACGGCCTGCATCTTCTGGCTGAAAAACCGCAAGACGAAAGAGTGGCGCGACCGCACCGAATTGACCGGCGCCGACAATACCCCCCTCATTCCACCTACCGAACCGATCGAACTGGCGCGGCGTGTCGCGTTCATGCTCCATTCGGCTGCACTACCAAAGGAGTAAACCATGTCCTCGACCTCGATTGGCAATTCCGGCCTGCTGCATCCGACTGACCTGCTGCGCTATCCGAACCGCGTGGCAACCGCTGTCCTCGTCGCCAACACGGGCCAGGCGTTCGACGTGCCGACCGGCGCGGGCATCGTGTCATTCGGCGCGAACGTGGACTTCTACGCACTGTATGGCTCGACTGCGGTGGTAGTGCCGACGACATCGAGCACGGCGACCTCGACGAACGGTGAATTGAATCCCACCGCGCGCAGTGTGTCCGGCACCACCGGCTTCAGCCTGATCAGCCCGTCTGCCGGCGTGGTCACCATGAGCTTCTTCACCTACTGACATGTATCCGCTGCCGGTCTACAACGGCAATACGCGCGCCCGCAGGATGGGGCCACCGCGCGCATTCTCGTTCACGCAGGGCAATCAGCCGTCATTGCTGTTCGATGCGATGGGCGGCACGATTGTGCTCGGGCGTGGCGGTCAGGCGCCGACGTTTACCCGCGCCACCGTTGCCACAGTCACCGATCAGGATTTGGCCGTCCGGCAAGTGTTGAGTGGAGAAGTCAGATTTGGGGGATTTCGGAGAGTACAGAATCTTTTTACCGGCTCAAGCGAAGTTTTAACTAACGGGGCGTGGGCGTTATTTGGCGGGGCTTCTCGTACTGCGTCAACCGTAACATTCTCCGCAAGTGGCACGGATTCCATATATCAAGCTGTGCTTGCTGGCGCAACCGGCTCTGTTAATCGTGTTTTTGTTGTTCGCGCAAAAGTGAGTCATGCCTCTGCTACAAAAGGGTTCCGCTTTAGATTGACTCAATCCGGTGTGATTGACTATACATCTGGCGATTTAACTGCAACCACTACTCCTCAAATATTTTCGGCGCTATTCACTGTGGCAAGTGCGGCTGGCACTGGTCTGAATATGCAAATAATGAATAGTTCCGACGCGGCGGCAGGGACTATTACACTTCAACAATTGCAATTTGAGGAAGTCACCGGCCAATCCAACCAAAACCCCGCTGAATATGTGTCTGTCGGCGTTCTCTCCACCCCCTACCAAGGTGCAAACGTAGATGGTGTTCAATACTTCCCGTATCTGAATGGGAACACGGTTGCGAGTAATGTGGTGACGGAAGCAAGAGGGGCGAACATCAATGGGAATAGTAACTTTGGTGCATTGCCGGGAGCGAGTGGTGCGTATTTCAGTACGCCGGATTCGGTGGCGAGTTCTATCACGGGCGACATTGATTTGCGCGTAAAGGTTGCACTTAACAATTGGGCAAGTGGTGCAACACAGATACTTCTCGCCAAGGACATTGCGGGACAATTTTCTTATGATATGTATGTAAGCACTACGGGTAATTTGGTGCTGCGCATCTCGTTAGATGGTGGCACTGGTGCAGGGTTAAAAGCCTATTCCTCGTCGGCAATTATTCCAGCTACTAATGGCGTAATGCTTTGGGTTCGCGCGACAAGAAATGCAACTACGGGAGATGGTACTTTTTACACCTCGCAAGATGGTGTGACTTGGACGCAACTTGGCACTGTTCAGGCAAATACTGCTGGTGCTATTTTCGATGGTACGGACATTCTGGAAGTAGGTGCAAATACTACCGGTACGACCAACTTGGCGAGTGGCAAGTTCTACCGCGCCCAAATCTACAACGGAATCGCCGGTACTCTCGCCGTAGACTTCAATCCCAACTCATGGACTTCTGGTGCCTCTTGGGTATCTGCGACTGGAGAGACTTGGACGATCAATGGCGGCGCTAGTGTCGTTGCTGTGAGTCTCGGCGGCTATCTCCCCGAACCCGCTGCAACTGATCTGCTGACCGCCCGTGCTGATGCGCGGGATATGACCACGGCGAACTGGACGTTAGGCGCGACGATGACTCGCGCTCGGACTTCGGTCGGGGCAGACGGGGTAGCAAACAAGGCAACGAGACTGACGGGCGGCGCAGTTGCAGCAACGAACATTATCACCACGACGATTACTGCTGCCGCGTCCTCGCGTACCTATTCCGTCCTCATCAAACGGGTAACAGGCACCGGCCCTGTTCGCATCACGCAAGACAACTTCGCCACTAGCACGGACATTTCCTCGCTCATCAACTCGTCCACGTTCACGCTCGTCCAGATCAATCAGTCGCAACTGAACGCGGTGCTTGGCATCAAGATCGACACGAACGGCGATGCGATAGATGCGGATTGGAACCAGTTTAGCGCGGGAGATTTGACCGGACTGGTGAACTCGCGTATTCCCGATACGATCAGCACGCGCAACGCCGATGTTCTCACTTACGCTACAACCGGATGGCTGAATGCAAGTGCGGGGACGTTGTATGTGGAGTTTTTCAATTCCACCAACACTGGAGCGAGTGCCATAAGCGCAGTGCTCAATAATGGGACTGCAAACAACTTTGTACGCACCTATAGAAGTAGCACTGGCGGAACTGCTTTTGCTGATGTCGCTGACGGTGGGGTAACGCAGTCCAACCTAAGTGTTGGTGCGGTTGCAACTGGTGCGGTGCAGAGGATTACCAGTGTTTATCAAGCCAACGATTTTACGGGGTTTGTAAACAATACATCGCTTGGCACTGATGTGGCGGGAACTATTCCGGCGCTAACGCAGTTAGATATAGGACACCAGAATGGCGGTTCTTTGCTCGGCCACTACGTCCGCAAGGTGGCGTACTACCCAATCCGCATGGTCAACGAATCCGCAAAGGCATTGACCGCATGAACTTAGAGGAGAAATGTACCGGCTCACTAACCGGAACTCCGCTAGCAGCTTCGGCATATTACGCAATGGAGAATCAGCATGGCAAAGACACTTGAAACATTCCGCAACTCGATCCGCACCTCGATCTTCGGTCGCCGCTTGGGCCTCGATGGAACCGATTACCTCGTCGGCCCGCCTGCCCTTCCGCAGCCGGTCACCGATCTTTCGTCTGGCAGCACCGCGACGGCGATCCTGCCCTACGGCGTGACGCGACTGCAACTGACCACGGCAGCAACGTCCGGCGCTGGTGGCGTGTTCATCCTGTCCAATCCGGTTCCTGGCGTATCGGCGACCATCATGAACGGCTATACCTCGACCGGCGCACTCGGCTCGACCGCGGCTACCCTGCTGCGTCCGAGCACCGCGTTCTACATCATCTCGTCCGAAGGCTCCAGCATGACGACGATCGTGATGTCGTCTGCCGGCCAAGTGACGCTGCTCGGCATCTCGACGGATGCGTATCTCATCACGTCGCGCACGCTGACTTCGATGGTGTCGGCGAACGGTACGACTTAATCAACCCTCTTAGAGGAGGAGTTTCAAATGGCAGAGGAAAAGAAAGAACTGAAAATCGCGCTGATCGGATCGGCACCATCGAGCATCCGATTGGCGCCTTTCGGCGATCCGACGTGGCAGGTCTGGGGCTGTTCACCAGGCGCCTATGGCGTCATTCCAAGGGGCCGAAGCAATATATGGTTCGAGCTACATCGCGTGGAGCCAGGCCAACCGTGGTTCTCGCCGGAGTATTGCCAATTTCTCCGTGACCATCCCCGCGTGATGGTCGCTCAAGAAGTGCCAGAGATTCCGAACGGCGAAGTCATGCCGGTCGATGAACTGCTCGCCAAGTATTCGCCATACTTTTTCACATCCTCCCTCGCATGGATGATGGCGCTGGCAATCGAATGCGGCGCGACCAAGATCGGACTGTGGGGCGTGGACATGGCCGCGGGCGAGGAGTACGGCTATCAGCGCGCCGGTTGCCAGTTCTTTGCCCTGCTCGCGAAGTCCAAGGGCATCGAGGTTGGTGTGCCGCCGGAGTCCGACTTGTTCCGTCCGAACGTGCTGTACGGCATCGACGAGGTCACGCATGGCGCGATCAAGACGCTGCAACGCAAGCGCGAACTGGATGCAAGGCTGGCGAATGCCAAGAACAATCTGGCGAATGCGAACAGCGAGGTCATGTTCCTGCAAGGCGCGCTGGATGACCTGAACTACATGGGCATGACATGGCTGGACAAGCGCCCGTTCGTCACGCCGCCGACGATTGCCATGCCGTCGCTGATGCCGCAACTGGCTGATCCCAACGCGGCGCCGACGATTGCACCGGCAGACGGTGCTGTCGAAGGCGGCGGTGGCAGTGAAGCGCAAGTGATTCAATTCAAGGCCGGCGACGCTGCATGAGCACACTCGACGAAGTGCTGGAGCGCATCACCCTACTTTCTCCCAAGCAGAAAGAGGAATTGCACGCCAGCGCGACCGAGAGTACCAAGCACCTGAAATGGGTGCCGAATCCTGGGCCGCAGACAGACGCCTACTTTTGCAAGGCGGACTGTCTGCTGTACGGTGGCGAACCTGGCGGCGGCAAATCGCAGCTGATCATCGGCCTCGCCTACAACTGTCACAAGCGCAGCCTTATCATGCGGAGGCAATATGGCGACCTCGATCGGCTTGTCGAAGATACGCTTAAAGTTCATGGCAGCAAGGCGGGCTTCAATGGCTCGCCGCCGCCCAAGTTACGCGTCAGCGCGGGGCAGATCATCGACTTTGCTGCCGCGCATCGTGTTGGCGATGAGCAAGGACAAATGGGTAAGGGCCGAGACTTCCTCGGAATCGACGAAGCCACCCACTTTGCCGAGTCTCAAATACGGTTTCTTATGGGCTGGAACCGCACCGACGACCCTACCCAAAGAGTTAGAACAGTTCTTGCTACCAATCCCCCCCTTACCGCCGAAGGCCTATGGGTCAACAACATGTTCGCCCCATGGCTCGACGCGAAGTATCCTAATCCAGCGAAGCCAGGCGAACTGCGCTGGGTAGTCTCGGACGAGGACGGTAAAGACAAATGGGTCGATGGGCCGGAGCCGGTGCTGATCGGCAACAAGGTCATGCGTCCGACCTCGCGCACCTATATCCCCGCCAAGGTGTCGGACAATCCGTACTATGCGGCCAGCGACTACGAGCGCCAACTGGACGGCATGCCAGAGCCGTATCGCTCGATCCTGATGGGCGGATTCAAGACCACGTTCAAGGATGCGCCAAACCAGATCATCCCGACCGCGTGGGTGCAGATGGCACAGCAACGGTGGACAAAGACGCCGCCGGAGGATGTGCCGATGTGCGCGATTGGCGTCGATGCGTCAGGCGGTGGCGATGATCCGATGATTCTGGCGCCGCGCTACGATGGCTGGTACGACGAACTGATCGAGATCCCAGGCAAGACCATTCCGATGGATCGCGCTGGCGCTTACTGTGGCGGCTTGATTGTCGGCTACCGTCGCGATCAGGCGCTGGTCATTGTCGACATGGGTGGCGGCTACGGTGGCCCGATGTACGAGCACTTGAAGGGGAACCAGATTGAAACCTACGCCTATAAAGGCGCGGAGAAATCCACTCGCCGTTCTGCTGATGGGAAGTTACACTTTACCAACAAGCGCACCGCCGCCTACTGGCAATTCCGCGAAGCATTAGATCCTGGTCAACCAGGCGGTTCACCGATTGCGCTGCCGCCGAATGCGCGGCTGCTGTCCGATCTGACCGCGCCGACATTCGAAGTCACGCCGAACGGCATCAAGGCGGAACCGAAAGAGGACGTGTGCCAGCGGCTTGGACGCTCGACCGACTACGGCGATGCGGTCGTGATGGCGTGGCATGAAGGCCCGAAGGAAATCACGCATGCGATGGACTGGATCGACGAGCGCGAGTCACGCGCACCGATGCGCCGCATGCCGGTCGCCGTGCTGGGCAAACGTTCACCACTGAGCGCAAGACGATGAACTTCCAACGCGAACGGGCGCACGATTTGTGGACGGAGATCGAGCCGATCTACACGAAGCATTGGGAAGAAATCGCCTACTTCAAAGAAATTCCGCTGGCGCCGGACAGGGCCAAGTATGAATTGCTGGAGGACATGGGCAAGTTGCGCTGCTATACAATCCGCAACGAAGGCGAATTGATCGGGTACGGCATCTTCGTGATCGATTTCGGCCTGCACTATGTGACCACGCGGCAATCGAATCAGGATGTGCTGTTCCTGCTGCCGGAGTATCGGCATGGCAGGGTAGGCTTGCAGTTTTTGAAGTACGTCATGGCGCAACTCGTAGAGGAGGGCGTAGAGGTCGATTATCAACACGTCAAGAACGGACACCCGCAGCTTGGTCGATTGCTGGAATATCTCGGCTATGAAGTGGTGGACGTGATTTACGGGAAAAGGCTAAAGGTCTGATTATGGCAATCACGGCATCTATCTTCACCGCCGCCGCGGCAGTCGGCAGCGTGGTGCAGGGCGCTGACAATGCACGGCGCGCCTCGCATGCGCAAGCCGATGCGCTCAAGGCGCAGGAAAACGCGCCCAAGCCGACACCCGTACCGGTGATGCCTATCGCTGACGACAAAGCGGCACAGGCCAAACGCAAGCAGACCATCGTCGCCGCGCAGAATAGCGCGCTACTGACCGGCAACAATCGGGCAGGCACGATACTCACCGACACCCTGGGCGGCTGACATGAACGCCAAGGAACTGTGCGCCGTTGCCGACAACCTGTTCAGCAAGAAACTGTCGCTGAATTCCCTGTGGCAGGAGGTCGCCGAAAACTTCTACCCCGAGCGCGCCGACTTCACGATCACGCGCGCGATGGGTACGGACTTCGCCGCCAACCTGATGACGAGCTATCCGGTGCTCTGCCGCCGCGATCTGGGCAACCAGTTCTCGACAATGCTGCGACCGACCGCGAAGCCATGGTTTCACCAGACCATTCGCTTCGAGGAAAAGGTGGACAACGACACGCGCAAGTACCTTGAGTATTTCGAGGAAACGCAGCGCAAGGCAATGTACGATCCGGTCGCCAAGTTTACGCGCGCGACGAAAGAGGGCGACCATGACTTCGCCGCATTCGGGCAGTGCGCGATCAGCGTCGAGGTCAATCACAATTCGCGCGTTGGCTCGCATCTGCTGTACCGGTGCTGGCATCTGCGCGACATGTGCTGGCAGGAGGACGAAACCGGCAGCATCGGCGCACGGTTCCGCAAGTGGAAACCGACCGTGCAAGTGATCTGCAACACGTTCAAGGATGTGCATCCGAACGTGCGGCAAATGAACGAGAAAGACCCGTTCGCGGAATTCGAGATTCGGCACATGGTCGTGCCGGTCGAGATGTACGACAAGACGACCAACCTGCCGTGGATGTCGGTCTGGTACGACCCGACGAACAATTTCGTGATGGAGGAAACGCCGCTCTGGACGCCGTTCTATGTGATCCCGCGGTGGCAAACCGTGTCCAGCCAACTGTATGGCTCGCAGTATGCTTTCTCGCCAGCGGTCGTCGCTGGACTGCCAGATGCGCGGCTGATCCAGGCGATGTCATTCACGCTGCTCGAGGCTGGCGAAAAGGCGACGTCACCGCCGGTGATTGCCACACAGGATGCCGTGCGCTCCGATGTGGCGCTCTATGCCGGCGGCATCACATGGGTGGACAACGAGTACGACGAACGGCTGGGCGAGGCATTGCGCCCGCTGACGCAGGACTTCCGCGGCTTCAACTATGGCGTCGAGATGTCGCGCGACTGCCGGCTGCTGATCAACAAGGCATTCTTCCTCGACGTGCTGACCATGCCACAGCGCGGGCCGGAGATGACCGCCTATGAGGTCGGGCAGCGGGTGCAGGAATACATCCGCAACGCGCTGCCGATCTTTGAACCGATGGAGATGGAGTACAACGCCGAACTGTGCGACCAGACATTCGAACTGCTGTGGCGTAATGGCGCATTCGGCGATCCGCGCACCTGGCCGAAAACCCTGCGCGGCGCCAGCATCGACTTCCAGTTTGAGTCGCCGCTGCATGATGCCATCGACCAGCAGAAGGGTCAGAAACTGCTCGAGGTCAAGGGCATGCTGGCCGAGGCGATTGCGCTGGATCCGTCGTCGCGCTTCATCATCGATGTCAAGTCTGCCCTGCGTGACGCGCTGGAAGGCATCCAGACGCCGGCAACGTGGATGCATAGCGAGGCCGACGTGGATGCGATGGAGAAGCAGGAGCAGCAGACACAGGCGGCGCAGCAGATGCTTGCCTCGATGGAGCAGGCCAGCAACGTGACCAACAATCTGGCGACTGCGCAGAAGAGTCAGGCTGAAGCCGCGCCTGCCGCCGCATGACCAAGAAGCTGACACTTGCCGATGCGCCCCACTCACCCGCCGCCTATGACGTTGCCGATGCTGCTGCGATGCAGGCCATCGCCGACGGCATCGCCGACGAGCACCAGCAAAGGCGTGCTCTTAAGTGGCTCATCGAGGCAGCGGCAATCACCTATGAGTTCCACTACTACCCCAGCGAGCGAGATACTGCATTCGCACTGGGACGGGCTTTTGTAGGGCAGCAGATCGTGAAGATGCTGAAACTGAACGTGTCAAAAATGAGGAGAGATGAGAATGGCTGATCCTGTTGCAACACCCCCCGCAGATCCCGCGCCACTGGGCGGCGACACGCCACCGGCATCCACGGTTGCCACCGATCCGCCGTCCGGCGACACCCCGCCACCACCCGGCGACACGCCACCGCCTGCGCCCGCGAAGGACTGGCCCGACGACTGGCGCACGAAGCTGGCCGGCGGCAACGAGGATGTCGCCAAACGGCTCGGACGGTATCAGTCGCCCAAGGCTATCGCCGATGCCCTGATTGCCGCACAGAACAAGATCAGTTCCGGCGAGGTTAAGGCCGGACTGCCCAAGGATGCGACGGCCGAGCAGGTCGCGGCATGGCGCAAGGATCACGGCATCCCCGACAAGCCGGACGGCTACGATCTGAAGGATGTGAAGTTCGCGGAAACCAACAAGCCCATCGTCGACAAGTTGCTGGCGGCGGCGCACGAAACGAATCAGACGCCGGCCCAGGCCAAGGCGATGGTGCTCGCGTCCGAGAAGATCATTGAGGACATGCGCGCGCAACGGCTGGAACAGGATGCCCAACTCAAGATGACCACCGAGGACGCACTGCGCGCCGAGTGGGGCGACGAGTACCGGCGCAACATCAACCTGCTGAAGAACCACATCCCCGAAGGCATCGCGGATCGGCTGCTATCTGGCCGGCTGGCTGACGGTAACCCGATTGGCAGCGACCCTGAAGTGCTCAAGTGGCTGGTGGCCGAGGCGCTGGCGAAGAATCCGTCCGGCGTGATCGTGCCGCAGGGTGGCAGCGGCGCGGCGGCAACGGTCGAAACGCGCATGAAGGAAATCGAGAAGGTGATGCGTGACAATCGCAAAGCCTACGACAAGGACGAGAAAATGCAAGCGGAGTACCGCAAGCTGATCGAGTATAGCGAGGCCCATAAAAAGGCCGCTTGACGAGGCGGGGCTATCTATGGTAGCCTCGCAGCGTGCTAAATTCGGATACCCCGAAAGGAACCGAGACCAGTAGTAAAAGAATGCTGTAAGCGCGGCCCCTGAAGGCGGGCGCAGACTCCGCAAGGACACCTCTGCAAAGCCACGATGGACACCCCAAGCGAAAGCGAATTTCAACTTTCATTTGGAGAACATCATGGCCGATACGGCATTCCAGATCCAATACCGCCAAGAGTTCATCATGGCATTCGAACAGCATGCAACGCTGCTGCGCGAAACCGTGACGACTGAAGCGGTCATCAAGGGCCACCAAGCGATCTTCCTCGTTGCTGGTTCCGGTTCCGCAGTTGCGGTTACCCGTGGCGTCAACGGTCGCATTCCGGCCCGTTCCGACTCGAACACGCAGAACACCATCACCCTGCAAGAATGGCATGACTTGGTTCGCAAGACCGGCTTCAACGTCTTCGCGTCCCAAGGCAACCAGCGCGGCATCATGCAGATGACCACGATGGCCGTCATCAATCGCAAGATTGACGAGCTGATCATCAACGCCCTGAACACCGGCACCGTTGCGATCGGCACGACAGGCGTCACCATCCCGAACGTGTCGTTCTTCCAGAACGGTCGCGTCAAGCTGTCCAACGCTGCCGTGCCGTGGGATTCCAACGTCACGCTTCTGTGCCAACCGTCGTTCCTGGCCTACCTCGAACAGGCGCCGGAATTCGCCAACGCGCAGTACGTTGACTTGCGCCCCTACGCCGGTCAAGAGCCGTCGTGGAAGGACAAGCCGATGGCCTACCGCTGGCGGAATTGCCTGATCGTCGAGCATCCGAACTTGCCTGGCCGCGGCACCACTGCCGAAAAGTCGTTCCTCTATCACAAGACCGCGGTTGGTCAGGCGATGGACACGGCTGGCCTGCAAACGCCGGTCGGATACGATCAGGAACAGGACTACTCGTGGGCGCGTGCGTCGGCCTACATGGGTGCAACGCTGCTGCAAAACACGGGCGTTGTGGTGATGACGGCTGACGGCTCGGCTTACGCCTAACCAACCAGACTAAAGGAGATACATCATGGCTTACTCTGGTGCAACCGCCGCGTCCTCGCTGGCAAACCCGCCCCGCCTCGTTGCAGGTTCCGCGATCGCGGGCGTTCCCGTTACCACTGGCCTGTCTACGGCGCCTGCTTCGGCTGGCAACCAAGGCGGTCAACTGTGGTACTACGCATCGACCAACCTGACCACCGACCTTGTGCCGGCTACCACGTTCTTCTCGGACGGCTGGTATCTGGGCATGCGGCCTGGTGACATCGTGTTTGGTGCGCAATTCACGTCGATCGGCTCCTCGATTACCACCTTCACGGGTGCGATCGTGACCGCTTCGACGGCTGGCTGTGGCATGTCCACAGGTTCGCTGATCACTTCGACGTTCGGCTAACCGTAACCGGATCGGGGCGCTCCGGCGCCCCTTTCCACAATGAGGAGAGAACCGCATGGCTGAAACAACCGAAGCACCGAAAGTCGCGCCGGCAACAAATGGCGTGCAACCCGAACCGAAACGCGCACCGCAGATTGGCGAAGGCCGCGTCATGGGTTCCGAATACGCTCGTCAGGATTGGGTCGCCAATCTGGAAGACGGCACCACGCTGGAGGACATCATGCGGCCTGAGTTCTGGTCGCACAATGCCGCCCGCTTCCAACCCTATGCCACCATCGAATGCCGCGCCGAGGATGGGACGTGGATTGCGTACCTGGTCGTGACCGGCTGCGACCGCACCTGGGCGCGTGTTGCGCTCGACCGCGTGCTCAAGCTCACGACCGGCGACGTGGCCGCAACGCAGGCATCGAAGCATGTCGCCAAGTGGAAAGGCCCACAGCACAAGTGGTCGGCGATTCGCCTGTCCGACGGCGAGTTGCTGAAGGACGGCTTCCTGACCGAAAAGGATGCCAACGGCTGGATTGAGAATCACGAGAAGGTCGTCGCGTGACAACGCAACTGCTCCTCTACAACGAAGCCCTGACGTATTGCGGGGAGAGGATGATTTTGAACCTCTCCGACAATAACGAACCGCGCCGCCTGCTGGATCAAGTGTGGGCGAACGGCGGGGTCAAGTCGTGTCTGGAGCAGGCGCAATGGCACTTCGCCATGAAAACGGTGATGCTCGATTACGATCCGTCGGTGACGCCGGACTTCGGGTATCGCCGCGCATTCAACAAGCCGGACGATTGGGTGCTCACGTCCGGCCTGTGTACCGACGAGTATTTCCGCATGCCGAACGTCCGCTACTTCGACGAGTCCGGCTACTGGTACACGGACGTGGACACGATCTACGTCCGGTATGTTTCGAATGATCAGGCCTATGGCATGAACATGGGCGCATGGCCTGAATCATTCATGCAGTTTGTCGCCTGTCACTTCGCGACGAAGATCATCCTGAAGATTTCGAATGACGAAACCAAGAAGGATCAGCTGCTGAAGTTGAAAGAGAAACTGAAGAAGGAAGCCAAGAGCCGCGCGGCGATGGCCGAACCGACCGCATTCTCCGCGCAGGGCAGTTGGTCACGCGCACGCATGCGCTTTGGCCGCGCGCGCGATGGCGGGAATACGGGCGGGAGTCTCATTGGATAACGCCCGCCATGAGACTGCTTGAATCCTATCAGGCGCTTAACCGTGGATTGATCTCTCGGCTCGGACTCGCACGCACAGATGTGAAGCGCGTGTCACTGTCTGCCGAGATCATGACTAACTGGGTTCCGCGCGTGCTGGGATCGATGTCGATCCGGCCAGGCAGCAAGTATCTCGGCAGCACCTATGCCGACTCCTTCGCCCGCTTTATCCCGTTCGTCTTCTCCTCGACCGACACCGCGCTTATCGAACTGACCAGCGGCGGCATGCGCGTCTGGGTCAACGATGCGCTGGTGACGCGGCCAACCGGCGTGACGACCGCGGTGGCAAGTGGCAATCCCTTTGTCGCTGGCTTGGCTGGCTGGACAGTGACCGGCGGCGTGACCTACGTCGCGCCCTACATGCAATTCTTGGGCGGCGGCACGACCTACGAAACCGCCGATCAGCAGGTTGTCGTCGCTGGCGCAAACAATGTCGGGGTCGAAACCGCCCTGCGAATCAAGATCGCGCGCGGCCCCGTGACTCTCAGAGTCGGCACCAATGCCGGCGACGACAACTACATCCGCGAAACCGTGCTGCAAGAAGGCACGCATTCGCTGGCATTCACCCCAGGCGGCAACTTCTACATCCGCTTCATGTCGCGGCAGATACCCGTCGTCTGGGTCGAATACTGCTACGTCGAGGCCGGCGGCGTGATGGTCTTGCCGACCGAGTGGGCGACTGCGAATCTGGGCGACATCCGCTACGACCAGTCCGGCGACGTCATCTTTTGCGCCTGCAACAATATCCAGCAGGGCCGCATCGAGCGTCGCGCCACGCATTCATGGTCTGCCGTGCGCTACATGTTCAATGATGGCCCGTTCCGGCTGGGCAATTCCAGCCCGACGACGATCACGCCCAGCGCGATTCAGGGCAACATCACCCTGACCGCATCGGCGCCGATCTTCCAGACCGACAACGTGCGCTCGCTCTACTCGCTGATCTCCAAGGGGCAGTACGTCGTCAGTCCGGCGATTGCTGCGGCGAATACGTTCAGCACCTCGATCCGCGTGACCGGCGTGACCGATTCGCGCACTTTCTTTGCCTCATGGGTGCAGACCGCCGGCGCGGCGACGACGACCGTGATCAGCCTGCAACAGTCGCTGGATGGCGGCGTGACATGGAATGCGGTGCGGACGTGGAGTGTAGCCGTTGCGTTTCCGGCGCCAGGCTACATCGAATTCAACGACAAGCTGGACAACGAGATCGTCTACTACCGCATCGGCGTGGCGGCGGGCGACTATGTGGCGGGAACCTTCAACGTGCAGTTGAGCTATGCCGGTGGATCAATCACGGGCGTCTGCCGCGTGACCGGCTACACGTCCAGCACGGTGGTCAATGCCGAGGTCGTCAGCGACCTAGGCGGCACATCGGCAACGTCCCTGTGGGCGGAGGGCGAATGGTCGCCGCGGCGCGGCTATCCGTCTGCCGTGGCGTTCCATGAAGGTCGCCTGTGGTGGGCGGGCAAGTCGAAACTGTGGGGCAGCGTGTCCGACATCTTCAACTCGTTCAACGAGGACACCGTGGGCGATTCCGGCCCTGTCATCCGCGAGTTGAGTTCCGGTCCCGTGGACAAGATCTCATGGCTGGCCTCGACGCAGCGACTGCTGATCGGCACGCAGGGCGCGGAGAAGTCCTGCCGGTCGAGCGCCTTGGACGAGCCGATCACGCCGACCGCATTCGTGGTCAAGGATGCCTCGACGCTGGGCAGTGCCGGCGTGATGCCCGCGCGCGTGGACAAGAATCTGGTCTTTGTGCAGCGCAACGGGATCAAGGTGTACGAGATGTCGTTTACCGGCGGGTCGCAGTATTCGCCGGACTATGGATCCAGCGACCTGACGCAGCTGATCCCCGACATCGGCTATCCAGGCATCGTGCGGCTGGGCATTCAGCGGATGCCGGAAACGCGGATTCATTGCGTGCGCTCCGATGGCACCGTGGCGATTCTGATATTCGACAAGATCGAGGAAGTATCGGCATGGGTCAACTACGAGACTGATGGCGTGGTCGAGGATGTCGTCGTCCTGCCCAGTTCAAGCGGCGTGGTCGAGGATCAGGTCTACTATGTTGTCCTGCGCACGATCAACGGCAGCGCAAAGCGGTATCTGGAGAAGTGGGCATACCAGTCCGAGTGCGAGGGGGCGGCTGATTCGTATGTGTCGGACTGCTCCATCGTTTACACCGGATCGAATGCCGGACACCTTGAAGGCAAGGCGGTGACCGTGTGGCAGGCGGGCGTGGACATCGGCAGCTATGACGGCGGCGATGCGTGGGCAGAATTTCCTGGCGACGTGGGCGACCTGATTGAATCCCCAGACAGCGCAGCATTTCCCAGCGGTGCCGTTGACATTGAGATCATCGCCAGACTTTCGATGCCAAGTTGGGATGCGCCGGCAGCCGTGATGCCGATTGTGACCAAGTACGGACTCACTGGCGGCTTTACGTTTGCGTGGTATTTCCGCACCGATGGCACAATGATATTCAGATCCAGCCTGAACGGGTCGCTTGGCTTTGATGCTTTCGGTACGGCATCGACCGGATTCGCAGCGAACTCGACGCACTGGGTGCGCGTGACGACGGATGTGGCGTCTGGCAACGTCTACTTCTGGACATCGGAGGATGGTGTCGGCTGGGTGCAGCTCGGCGCGACAATGACGGCATGCTACTTTGGACTGTACGACAGTGCGCAGACGATCAAGATCGGCGCATTCTCGACCACGGCAGCGCCGAACTTTGTCGGCCAGATTTACAACGTAGCAATTATCAACGGGGCAGGTACGGCGCTATTTGACTTCTCGCCAACCAGCCTGCAATACGGTAGGCAATCCTATACCGCACCGACCGGCGAGGTGTGGTCGCTGCTGGGCAATGTCTCATTCGGCTATGCGCCAGACGGCACGCTTGTCCAGCGATACACGGTCGCCAGCGGGGTGCTGCTCAACTCATTGACGCTCGGCACGGTCACCGGCTCGGCGATCGTCGGCCTGCCATACGAGGCACCGTTCCAAAGCGCCAAGATCGGCAATCCGGCGGGCAACATCAGCACCGTGCTCAACCAGACCAAGAACATCTCGCACGTCGGCTTCGTGCTGGATCGGACGCATCCACAGGGCATTCGCTTCGGCGCGGACTTCGATCATCTGGACAGCCTGCCGCGCGTCGAGCATGCCGAGGATGTGGACTTGAACGCGATCATGTCGCAGTACGACGAGCAGGAGATTCCGTTCCCTGGCACCTACAACAGTGATGCGCGCCTATGCCTGCTGGCGGCAGCGCCACGACCCTGCACGGTACTTGCAGCCACCATCGATTACGAGATGAACTCATGAGCGCAGTCCTTCCCTACATCCCCGCGATCATGAATGTCGTGGGCGCACTCGGCAAATACAATGGCACGGTCGCGGCGGGCGGTGCGGGTGTCGCGTCGGCGATCAACGATCAGACCGCGCTGAAGTACAGGGCCGAGCAGGAGATGCAACAGGCCCAGCAAGCGCGTGCGGCGGCAAGCATCAATGCCGAAGATCAAGGCCTGAAACTGCAATACGCCCTGTCGCACCTTGCCGCACAAACGGCAGCGGGTGGCGCGGGCGGATTGACATCACCAGGCATCACCGCACTGGCTGCGCGCATGACCGGCGAGATGGCCCTGCAAATGGCGCGGACACGGTACGAGGGTGAGGTGCGGGCGAAGGACTTGACCGATCAGGCCAATGCCGACATCTGGACGGGGAATCGCAAGGTCGATGCGGCGAAGTCTGCGGCGGGCAGCTACAAGAGCGCCGCGCTGGCGGGTTTGCTGTCGTCTGGCGCGTCACTGTATGAGAAGTACGGCAAGGGCAGCGGATATAACGGCTCATTCATTGGCGGCGAATCTTGGGATAGTCGCATTGTGGGTGGCGCTGGCGGTGGAGGCCCGGGCGAATAATGGCTACCCTACCTGACGAACGATCCCTAGGCGAACGTCCGGCAATTCGGACGAGTGGCGGTGTCGCGCAGATTGGTGGCGCAACCGGCTATGAGGGCGTGGCTGCGCGCAATGAACTGGTCGCATCGAACGAGATCAGCAATGCGGGCGACATTCTGCAAAAGGCGCAGAACGAGTATGACGGCACGGTCGTACAGGACAAGATCAATCAACTGAATTCGCAGCGCCTGACGTTGGAGGCAGAAGCGAAAAAGGTGCAAGGCGGCAATGCGGCGAATCCAGAGTTTTACGCCAAGCAGCGCGCACAGTTTGACCAACTCATCAGCGCCAGCGGCGAGGGCTTGACGCCGAATCAGCAACGGCTCTACAAGATTCACGCGCAACAGCCCGCGCTGCAATTCCAGTCGGCATTGCTCGGCCACATTGCGACGCAAAGCGAAGTGTTCGCCAAGAATACCTATCTGGCCGGCATCAACGCGCAAATGACGGAAATTCGCAACAATCCTGGCGACGAGACTATTTTCAATACCGCGATTGAAAATGCGAAAAACCTGAATTTGAAAGAAACGCAGCGTACCGGCGAGGAGCAGACGCTGGACATGCGCAATCAGCAGTTTGAACAGAAGGCTTGGATTGATCGCGTTGAAGCGATGCGTCTGAAAGACCCTGTATGGGCATTGCGCTTGATTCAGGATAATCCAGACAAGTTCGATCCAAAAGAGCGAACTACTCTTTCGCATCAGATGTACTTGGGCGCGGCGCCAGTGCTTGCGCAAAGGATAGCGGACAAGCAAATGCAGGGCGGCACATTTACGCCGATTGATTCAAAGCAATCTACCGGCATTCCTGAATTCGACAAGATGCCTGACGATTGGAAGTTGCACGTTATCAATCTAGCGAACGCGCAACTGAATCGCGTGACGACGCTCGCTGATAAGAACGTCGATGAGATGTATTCCCAACTCAAGACAGGAATCCCCGCGACCGAACAGGACATGGCGCGATGGGGCGGCAATATGATGGCGGCGAATCGTCGTGCGGAGTTTATCCAATTCCAGAACGAGCAGACGAGTATTCAAGCCGTCTTGCAATCATCTAAGGATGAGCAACTTGCCTATAGGGATTCGCTAAACGCGAACATGCTAAAAGGCGCGAACCTCAAAGATCAAGCGCGCGTGGCCGGCCTGACTTCTGCAATTAACACCAACCTGAAGATGCTCGACGAGAATCCGGTGCGGTATGCCTCTCTGAGATTGGGCGCACAGATACAGCCATTCAATGCATCTGATTTTAGCGGGCAGGATGTGGCGGCGAAAGTTGGCGCTAAATTGCAGCAGCGTTTTTCCGTGCTTGACGCAAACAATCTCCCGCGCAAGCCGCTTGATCCATCGGAGGCTGAATACTTCCTTGACATGATCAAGAAGTCGCCGCCGGATGTTGCCTCAAAAACATATGGAATGTTCCGCAATGCCGCTGGCAATGATGCCAATTACATGGACTTGATGCAGCAGATCAGCACCGGATCGAAGATACGCGGTTACGTCGGGATATTGAACGCAAGGGGAGTATCAGCGCAAACCGGCACAGCAATGTTTAGCGACAATCCATCGCGTAGCGCAGCGGATATTACGACCACACTGGAAACAGGCTTGCGGCTGTTAGATCAATCCGGCGAGGACAAGCAGGACAAGGGGAAACTCTCCATGTTTCTGCCGAACGACACGAAGTTCCAGAGCGACTTTAGCAACTACATGGGCGATGCGTTTGCCGGAATGGGGAAAGATGCCATTCTCGGAATGCAGGCAGCAAAGACTTACTACGCGGGCCGCGCTTCGGAGAAGGGCATTATCGCTGTCGATAAACTGGGTAGCAATGTTGACTCGTCGCTACTTGAGGAATCTATCCGCGCGACCATCGGCAATATTGCCAATATCGGCACTGGAAAAGTAATCGCGCCTTACGGTATGGCGTCAGGTGACTTTCAACAGCAAGCCCGCGACAAGTTCATCGCGCAGATGGATGCCGCTGGAAAGAATGGCGCAAGCGAGTGGAGCAATATCACGTTGCAGCCAGTTGCGCCAGATATTTACAAGGTAGTTTCCAATTCTGGCCGCGAGACAATCACGAATCCCAAGACCGGATTGCCGATCGTCCTCGACTTCCGCACCGACACCATGAAAGACCAATTCGGGCGCCGTCCGTCCGAATTGATCCCGACGGATGTGCCGATCAATGCGAAGGCCAAGAAATGAGCATGATCCTCGCCTTGTCGCCAGAGGAAAACCGTAACAGGCTATACGGCGGCACGATGGCGTCCGGCGAACCGGATGAGCCCGGCGCGCTGAAAGGTACAGCCTACGGCGTCGGCATGGGCCTGATGCGCGGTGGCGCGCGTACCGTCCAGACCATCGGCGTGCTCGGTGGTGGACTCGTCGCGCATGACTTCGGCACGGCGGCGGGGGATCAGTGGTTCCGCACGGTGGACGATATTGCGAAAAGCGCGATTGACCATTGGACGCCGAACGCCGGAACGGTAGGCGTGGCGGGTCAAGTGCTCGGCGGATTGGCTGAAATTGGCGCGCCGCTGGCCGTGACTGGCGGCAATCCGGCATTGATGATCGCCAATCAGCAAGTCGGCACGTCGGTTGATCTGGTCAATAAGGGCGTCGATTCCAATGCCGCACTGAATACTGGCTTTGTCGGCGGCGTATCGGCGGCGGCTGGTTTTAAGGTGGCCGGCATCGGCTCGAATGTCTGGGAACGCATGGCAACGGGCGCCGCGGGTAACTTGGGCGTCAACACCGTAGCGACCGCAACCGAGCGCGGGATACTGAATGCAACCGGAAATAAAGAAGCTGCAAAGGATTTTGATCCGACAGATCCAATAGCGCGCGGCGCGGACGTTGTGATCGGCGCAGCATTCGGCGCATTCCAGGGTGGCAAGCCGCGCATCCCGACCAAGAAACTCGACGCCGCCCTGACCATCAAGAACAACGAGTCCTACCTGAATGCGCAGCCTGGGCGTCCGCGCGACATGGCGTCCGATGTCGCCAGCCAGAATGCGATTGCCGATGCGCTGACCGCGCTGAATGATGGCGAACTGGTCAATACGTCAAAGTCTACCGCCGGCGCATCGTGGGACTTGAATCCCAAGGCGGCGGCAATGAAGGCGCTGGTCGAGGGAACGGCGCGCGATGCGGGCGTGAATCCTGATCTTGCTTTGACCATTGCGAGCATTGAAAGCGGCACGAGTCCGACCGCCAAGAATCCGAACAGCACCGCGTCCGGCATCTTTCAGGTACTGGATTCAACGTGGAAAGAGTACGGCGGCACGCCAGAGAATCGGAACAATCCGCAAGTGCAGGCCGAGATTGGCGCGAAGATCATTGCCGACTACACGAACAAGCTGGAAACCGCACTAGGCCGTCCGGTCGAATCGCATGAGGTTTACTTGGCGCATCTGCTTGGGCCGAAAGGCGCGGAGACTGTGCTGCGAGCCGATCCGAATGCGCCGATTCTGGATGTCATCAAGGGTTATGACGCCAAGAATGCAGACGCCATTGTGAACAACAACGGCATGCGCAATCTGACCGTGGGCGAAGCGATCGACAAATGGCGCGGACGGGTAGAGCGTGCGCAGGAACAGGTCGCCATTGCTGGCGCGCAAAAGCCAGCGGCACCGATTGAAGCGCCCGCGCGCCCACTGTGGACAGCGGAACTTGACCGCGAGTTGACTACGCGCCTGACCGAAGCAAGCGAACTGACGAAACGCGCCGAAGCCGATCCGACCAATGAGCCATTGCAGCACCTGGCCGAAGAAGCGCGGAATCATTCCGAGGATATGTTGCAAGCGAAACAGGCGGCGATGGAGCCGCAGGCCGCGGAAGCGCCAAAGGCCGATGTGCTGGAAGTCGGCAAGCCTGCCGCGTCGGAAGTGGCCTACAAGGAACTGACGAACAGTGACGGCAGCACGCGCGTATTTGATTCCGAGAAACAGGCCGCAGATTTCTACGGACGCAAGAAAGGGTACGAGCCTTTCGATACCGGCGACGGCTGGATTCTGCGCAAAGAGGATGTCTTGACGCCCGCGCAACAACGGGCGCGCGCACTGCAGGAGCGTAACGCGCGGACAGTCGATACCGCAAAAGACAATCTCTATGCCGCAGTCGCCAAAGAGGGCGGCATGGATAAGGCCGAAGTCGTCAGCACTTGGGGAAGCGATCCGAAAGACGTGCGCGCATCCGGCGTGTTTGGCCGACCAGTGCTGCGCAACAAAAACGGTCTATCCATTGACGAGATGGCGCAACGCATGGGCGAGCATGGCTACCTGCCGAAAGACGAGCACGGCAAGGTGGATGTGCGCGACTTCGAGGAAGCCTTCGCCAAGGGCGATACGCACTACGCGGCGCAGGGGCACGAGGCCAATGCAGAACGGGCGCAAGAGAATTACGAGCGCATGCTGGTGCAACGCATGATGGATGAGAGTCCCGATATGGTCGTGCGCAATGAGGATGGCAAGTACGTCAGCATGAAAGACGCCGGCCAAGGTATCGAGGAATTGTCGCAGCGCGCCAAGCAGGACTCCAGCGCATTTGAAGCGGCGATTAACTGCATGATCGGGGGATGATGTGATTAAGCCAAAATGCCTAGCCGAGATTGCAAACGCCATCGGGCGCACGCTGAAAGACTCCGAAGTGCAGGGGATCGAGGATGCGATCACGCGGCATCTCAACATGCTGGCGCGCCGGAACAAGTCGGAGTTTCTGGCGATGTCGCGGCATGAAAGACTGACGGCGGCGGCAAAGAGCGCGGCGGAGGAAGTGCTGGCGGCGGGCGAACGCAAGGCGGCGAACGCAGCGCGCAATATCGTCGCGCAAAAGGTCAATCTGGAATTGATGGAAAAGAATACGCGCCCAGGCGAAGCAATGGCAAAGGGCTTGTATCGCGTATTAAATCAGGCCGAAGTCGATATTCGCGGCATCAGCCACGATTACTTCAGCCAGATTGCCAACACGATCATGGCGGCGGAACCGCGATTCTTTGAACTGATCGAGAATAAGGAATCGGTGCGCGATTTTGTGCGCGAAGTCAGCGGCATTGATACCGGAAACAAGCTGGCAAAGTCCGGCGCGAAAGAATGGATTGCCGCATCCGAAGCGATGCGCGAGCGATTCAACCGTGGCGGCGGCGACATTGGCAAACTGCGCTATGACTGGCTACCACAGCCGCACGATCAGGCGCGCGTGCTCAAGGCGGGCATGCAGCAATGGATTGACGACACGATTCAATGGGTGCCGCGCGATTGGTATCGGGACAATACCGGCGCACCGCTGGACGAAACCGGCATGCGCGCGGCGCTGGCGGAAATGTACGAGCCGATCAGTACGGGCGGCATCAGCGAACTGGAACCAGGTCAAAAAGGCACAAGCGCACTGGCGAATCGCAATGCGGAACACCGTGTATTGCACTTCAAGGATGCCGACTCGTATCTGGCCTACATGGACAAGTACGGCAAGGGCACGGTATTCGAGGCCATGCAGCGGCACGTCGCCAACTTCTCGCGCGAGATTGGACTGCTGGAACACTTCGGGCCGAATGCCGAAAACACATTCCAGTATTTGAACGATACCGCGATCAAGCATGACCTGAAACAAAAGAAAACCGGCGTGCTGCTTGTGTCGAATGATGAGGTATGGAAAACCATGTCCAACCATTATTCGCAGGCGATTGATCCGAAGTGGGCGGAGATCGGCCAAGGCGTGCGGAATTTCACCAGTGCGGCGAAACTGCAAGGCAATCTGCTGTCATCGTTTGCCGACTTGCCGACGTTCGCATTGGCGCTGCAATACAACCATTTGCCGGTGCTGGAGAATGTCGCTGGATTCGCCAAGCGTTTGCTTGTCAGCGACAAAGAGGCGATTGAGTGGGCGAACGTGAACGGTATCATGGCCGACTCGGTTATTTCTGGCATGAACCGCTGGGCCGGCGATAACCTGGCGCAAGGCTGGACAGGCAAGCTCGCGCACACCACGCAAAAAGTCACGCTCATGAATCGCTGGACGGATGAGGCAAAGCGCACCTTTGCCATTGCTTTCCAGAAGGCGATCACGAAAATCTCGCGCGGCACTTGGGACGGCATGGACGCGGCGGATCGGGCCAAGTATGAATTTCACGGCATCGACGAGGCGACGTTCAATGTCTGGAAACAGGCAACGCCGGAAAAGTGGCGCGGCACCGACATGCTTACGGCGCGGGCGATACGGGCCATTGAAGGATTGGACATTGCGACCAAGGATAAGGCAGTAGGCAAGTTTCTGGGCATGATTGCCGAAGAAGCGGACTTTGCCGTGAACTCGACAGACTTGGCAACGCGGGCGCGCGTGTCATCAGTTGGTCAACGCGGCACCTTCAACGGCGAGCTTGGCCGCGCGCTGTTCCTGTTCAAGTCGTTCCCGATGTCCCTGATCTCGCGGCAGTTGACGCGCCTGCAGCAGATCGAGGGAACCGGTGCCAAGCTCCAATACTCGGCATCGCTACTGATTAGCCTCACGCTATTCGGTGCGCTCTCCATGCAAGCAAAGGATATTGTCGCCGGCAAAGACCCGCGCGACATGACCGGCAAGGGCGGCAGCGATAAGGCAATGCTGGCCCGTTTCTGGATGGCGGCATTCGCACAGGGCGGTGGCGCCGGCATCTTTGGCGACATTGCCTATACGGGCGTCGGCGGCAATGCGCGCGGCGGCCAACCGAACTGGACAAATCTTTTCGGGCCGGTTATCGGTACGGGGCTTGACCTGTCCAACGCCACGCTCGGGCAAGTCGGCAAGGCACTGAATCACCAGCAAACGAATATCGGCGCGGATGCTTTCCGCATCGCGCGCTCGAATACGCCGTTTCTCAATCTGTGGTTTGCCAAGACCGCGCTGGATCGGGCCATGTTTCACGAAGCGCAAGACCGGCTCTCGCCTGGATACCTTGGCCGGATGCAGGCGGCCTATGCCAAGGATTATGGCGGCACTTATTGGGCGCCGCCTCAACGGGGCAACATTTTCCAAGGCACCGCGAAGATGCCGGAGCGCGGGCCTAATCTCAAGACTGCGATAGGTGGACGATGAGCAAGGAATACGAGCGCATCCGGCGCGAGATTCAAGCCGAAGCCGACGCCGAAGCGCAGGCCAAGGTCGATGAGATTCGCGCCGAGCATGCCGCGGAAAAGGCTGAGGACGCGCAGGAGTTGGCGCTGCTGAAACAAGCCAATGCCACGCTCGACAAACTGCTGGCCGAGGAAAAGGCAGAACGTGCGCGCGAGAAAGTCGAAGCCGCCGAACTGCGCCGCCTGTTCGACACGATGACGGCGAAGATCATCGCCGCGATTCCGGTCGAGAAGGAAAACGAGAAGCAGGAAATGATCGACTACACGAAGGCAATCGACGCGATGGGCGCGCGTGTCATTGCGGCGGTCAAGGCAATCGAAATGCCTGAAATGCAGGCGCCCGAATATGTGCTGGACGTGACGAGCAAGTTCGCCGACGGTCGCATCAAATCCATCTCCGCTAAACCGAAAGGAAGATAATCATGGCAAAAGGCCCAGTATTCGACGCCGACATCCTGAACTTGACGCTTTGCGCCAAGCCAATCGCCAACCTCGCAGACAATGCGGGCGCAGGCCCAATCACCGCGATCTCCGTCGCGCTGCATACCGCCGACCCCAGCGCGACCACGGCAGGCACGCAAGGCACGAACGAGGTGAGCTATACCGGCTACACCCGCGTCACTACCACGCGCTCGACGGTCGGATTCACGGTCACGGGTGCGAATCCTGGCACGGCATCGCCCGTGTCCGCGATCACGTTCCCGCAGGCGACAAGCACCAGCACCGGCACGATCACGCACTTCTCGCTCGGCCTGTCCAGCAACTCGACCGCGGGCAAGATTTTCTACAGCGGCACGGTCACGCCGAACATCAACTACGGCCAGAACGTGACACCCGTTTTGACGACCGGCTCCAGCTTCACGGAGGATTGACATGGCATTCGAAGCGGATCGCGTACTCGAAACGTCCACGACGACCGGAACCGGAGACATCACGATCTCCGGTGCGGTGACCGGCTTTCGCACGTTCGCATCCGCCTATGCCGTGGGCGACTTGTTCCCGTATGTCATCGAGGGCGTGGACGCGAGCGGCAATCCAACAGGCGAGTACGAATGCGGCGAGGGGCAACTGCTCACATCATCGACCTTCTCGCGTTATCACGTTGATACCTCCAGCAACGCGAACGCACTGGTTAACCTTTCGGCAGGAACGAAGTATGTCTATGTTGCAGTAAACGCCGACAACATTATGACGCAAGGCCGGCTCTGGTCTTACGCCATCGGCATGTGTTTATCTTAGGGGATCATCATGGCAGGCAACACACAACCAATCTTCAGTCGTATCGGTTCCGTCCAATGGACAACGGATGGCGCGATCAACGCTGCGGCGAATGACCTGACCGGCATCAGCACGAACAACGAGATCATCTTCACGGCAGATGCCACGAATGGCTCATTCGTGCAAGGCATCCGCTGGAAGCATGCCGGCACGAACATCGCCACGGTCGCGCGCGTGTACATCAACAATTCCAGCGGCACCACGGTGGCGGGAAACAATAGCCTGATCACGGAGCAAATGCTGCCGGCGATTACGGCAAGCACGGCGGCGTCGATGCAGGACATCTATACGCCGCTGAATATCGCACTCGGCCCAGGGCAGCGGATCCTGACCGGACTGGGAACGTCAGTCGCGTCCGGCTGGTTCGCCACCGTCTTTGGCGGGAACTACTGACATGCTGGACATTGCTCACTTGATCGGTGGCCCGCTGGGAAACAGGCAAATCTGGGCCTATCTCGGCACGACCGCGAACAGTACGCAATGGGTGCCGTGGATCAAGCCGCGCGGGGTGTCCGAGGTGGAGATTCTTTGCATCGGCCCAGGCGGGCCTGGCGGCGGCGGTCGCACCGGCATTACCGCAACCATCCGCAGTGGTGGCGGCGGCGGCGGATCCGGCGCAACATCGCGCTACTACTACGACGCCTTTGCGCTGCCGGACGTTCTTTACATCAAGCCTGGTGCGCCTGGCGCGCAGACGGCGGCGGGATCGTCCGGCGCCATCGGCAATGCGTCGATGGTTTCCATTGACCTCACGACGGCGATTGGCTCGCTGGTTGCGATCGCGCAGCCAGGATCACCAGGCGCGCTCGGCACCACGGCGGCATCGGCGGCATCTGGCGGTGCGGGTGGCACGGTTGCAGCCACGTCGCACGCCATGCTTGCCTCGCTGGCTATCTGCTCCTTCACTATCGGCTCATCTGGTGCCGCCGGCTCTGTCGGCGGCGCGGCAGGCAGCAATGCGACGGCGAATGCGGCCAATGTTGTCAGCGGCGGCGCGGGCGGCGGTGGCAATGGCGGCACGGACGCGACCAACTTTGCCGGCGGAAACATCACGGCGGGCGGGCCGTTCAAGACGATCACCGGCGCAACCGCAGGCACCAGCGCCATCAACAACTATCCTGGCTCCGATGGCCTGACGCTGTATGCGCCGATTGCTGGATGCGGCGGCGTAGGCGGCGGCAGCAACGGCAATCCGGCATCGAACGGTGGCGACGGTGGCCGCGGTGGTCTTGGTTCCGGTGGTGGCGGCGGTGGTGGTGGCACGACTGGCGGCAAGGGTGGCGCCGGTGGCCCAGGTCTGATCGTGATCGTGGCGAAGTAATGGCACTCGTCCAGTCCTCTGCGGTCGTCAATGGCTCCGGTGGTGCCAGCATCAACCTGTCCCTGAGTGGATTGGTTGTAGGCGATCTGCTGACGGTTGAGGTTGGCTGGGCGCAGCAAACAAATAGCAATCCTCCGACAGCGGCGGGATGGTCGGTCGCACAGAATCCGGCAGGGCAATCCTTCCTTGGCGGGATTGTATGGGTAGGCTCATGCATTTTCTACAAGCGGGCCTCTGCCGCATCGGAATCGGTGACGATTGTTCCAGGTGCAGGCTCAACGACCTGTGCTATGTCCGGCATCATGTCGGAGTTTGTGTCGGGGCTAGCAACGGATGCGCTGGACGTTACGACGAACGCATCCGGCGCATCGGGAACATCTGGCAACAGCGGCACCACAGGAGTCACGGCAAATGCAGGCGAGCTGATCATCGCGGCGGTCGGCGTTGCTGATGCAGCTGGTACGCCTCATGCCAATAACGGCATCAGCGATCCCGCGACGACGGGCTATTCGTCCATCGGCGCCAACCAAGACAACACGACGACCGGCACTGCGTTTGAGGCATCTTACAAGTACGTCACCGCTACCGGCACGCAGATCGGTAACTGGACATGGAGCAACAGCAGTGCGTACCTTGGCACCATTGCCACGTTCAAGTTGGCGCCGCGGATCGATACGCAGCCAGCCAGCGCGATCAAGAATACCGGCGACACCGCAACCTTCAACATCGGCGCGACCACCTCCAGCGGCACGTTACACTACCAGTGGAAGGTCAACGGCTCCAACGTCGGGGCCGACTCCAACAGTTACACGACCGGCACGCTGGGCAACAGCAACCAGTGGGACGCGATCACTTGCGTCGTCACCGATGACAATGGCAGCACGACATCCGGCACCGCAGTCCTGACCATCGCATTTGCTGCGGCAGGTACCGGCCCGCAACGGCGCAACATCATCGCCGGCCATCCGGTCGGCTCTCTCGGCTGGCTCGGCATCGTATCCTCATCCGGCACGGTGACCGGCGCGGGATACTCGGCAGGTTTGGCAACGGACATCGCGGTTGGTCAATCAACCGTCGCTGCGAACGCGCTCTCGTCGGCAATCGCTACTGCGCTTGCGGTAGCGGCAGCAACGACGCGGGCAGACGCCTTTACCCAAGGCACCTCGACCGCTTCCGGTGTCGGCGCCACGCTGCAATCGGGCGATGCGTACACGCAAGGAACCTCGACCGCGCAGGCAGTCGGAAGCTCATCGGCCAGCACACAGTCGGATGCCTACTCTGCCGGCGTTGCCACGGACATCGCAACAGGGCAATCCACGAATGCGGCAGACGCCTTCACGCAGGGCGCCGCGACCGACATCGCTGCCGGCCAATCAACAGCCGCTGCCGATGCGTTCACGCAAGGCACGAGTACTGCCCAAGCCGAGGGTACGACAGCTGGCGGTGGTGTCACGATCACCGCAGACGGCTACTCGGCAGGCGCATCCACGGCAAAGG